CGATTAGGGTCAATTCCGAATTTCTCGTTGAATTTGCGACGTGACTCCACCCGCAGATCAATGGCTTTGCGCTCTGGGTAGGCTTCCTCAAGGATTTTTTCTGCTTCCTTGTCGGCCCCGTCGGAGTATTCGAGCATGGCCTTGTTCTTTTTGCCACCCTCTTCCCCCTCCTCGCCGCGAGCTTCCTTTGTCTGCTGTGTGATCGTTTTGCCGGTGTCCTTACCTTCGATGGTGTTTTCGACCTGTTGCTGTCGAGCCTTTAACTGCTTTCCAGCATCAGATTCGCCACCACGTTTGGCCTCTCTTGATTCGTCTTTTTCTTTAGTCGCCATAGGTAGTTTCTCCGGTTATGCGAATGTCGTCTTACTGCGCAGCACCACGCTCCATGTGTTATTGAGCGTTTTTGCTACCCAGAACGACTTCCAGCCAACGGTGACGAACTGATTAAGGTTGTCACTCTTGTCTGGCTGGTCGTTGATGTACATTCGCGGTTTCTGCTCGTCCAATCCGGCCATCTTGGGAACGCCATACGCATCTTTCCCAGTCACAATCGAGCTATAGATTGCGCCGGAGCTGGAATAGGTTCCTTCGGTGCCGTTGGTGTTAGCTTCAATCCAGGGCTGGGTCTGAACTATGACGCGGCAGTTATACCAGCGTCCTACTTCTCCCGTGAATAGTCCCTTAATTGTTCCGTACTGACCGGCATTGATGAATTTGGTGTCCTGCATCAGATCGAAGGCGACCTGGGGCGGGACAATGCAGACATACTCACCATTGCGCATTGGCGCTCGGGTGAGTTGGAGTTTTGTCATTGCGCGGAGGACATCCGGCAAGGTCAAGGCTCCACCAGAAGCAGTCGCAGCGACAAGGTTATTGAAGCTGGTGATGCCCTGGGCATACATTTTGTTTCCTGAAGCAATGCCAGTCACGACTTCCGTCATGACGATGAAATCGGCGTGTTGAGCCGCATCCTCGCCAAGCGTGTCGATCGACTGCCGGAGCGTCGGATACAACTCGATCAGGGTTAATTGGTCACTGAACTTGGCGAGTTCGCCGTATTGAATGAGCGTGGCCTCGACAGCGGTGTAAGCAATTTCCCGATAAGTAGCAAGCGGCACCCCTTCTGATAGGGTCTGAACCTGAGAACGGTCGCCAGCGTCAGGCCGTAGCCACCGGATCACCTTTGATCCAGCATTCTTTTGGAATGTAACGTCGTCGCCGAACTGGTTCATGACCAACTGCTGCCTTGCGTAGTCCAGCAGTTTTTTGCTGAATACGAAGGCCATCTGAGCACTGGTTAAACCCGTAGTGCTCGTGGTCATTAGCGCCATAAGTAGTTGATATTGTTAGTGTTATCACTTATGTTTTGGTTTCAGTTTGTTGGCACAGTAGGCGACGTTGTGGGATGCCTTTCCCACGGTCGTAAGTGCAGCGGCACGCCCGCTGCTGGCGAAATTCATTTCATGCTGACCGTCAAATTCATGCGGAAGTCGTACGCTTTTGCGTGAATTGCACTTCCGGTGGACGGCCCTCAAGTTTCCGATGTGTCCAGTGCCTCCGCGAACCAGCGGAATGATGTGGTCAATGGTTCGGTCGTTCTTCGGCATGTTTTTGCCGCAAATCCCGCAAATTAGTCTCGGTGACGCTTGGATTAGCTGTTGGAGAATGCTCCAATCTTGTGCGTCTGTTTGCTCGACCGATTTGAGTCGATCCCTGCGCTTATGGAAATAGGCTCGATGGTTTGCAGGATGCGCCTTGCGCCACGCGTCCTTGCTCTGCTTCCGAGCTTCCTTGTTTTCGGCGTACCACTTCCGAAATGCAACGAGTTGGGCGGCGCGATTTTTTTCGTACCACTTTTTGTGATACCCGGCGGCTTTAACTTTATCGCGGACGCGCTTCATCGTTTCCAAAGTTTAACGCCTTGTCTTTCGGCTTGCTTGTCCATTTCATCGAGTAGCTCGTCTGCCGTCATTTCGGACTGCGGCTTAGGTTGACGAGATTGAACTGGACTACTGGAACCTAAAGTAGTGAGGGAATTGAGCCGATCTACTTCCTTCTGGGACTCTTCGTACTTGGACTTCCACTCCTCGGCGCTCGCAGCCTTTTGCCGCAGCCTCGCCACTTCAAGTGCCCGTTCAAATCCATCGGGGATCATGCGGAAAATGCTGCCGCGATCATATTTCTTGGCGAGTTCTGCTTCTTGCGTGAATACGGCCTGAATTTCCTGCGCCAAAGGAGAATTGGCATCCTGTAGTTCAGGATTCGCGCTCATTTGCTCCATCGCCAGTTGGGTTTGGCGGCGCTCAAAAAGAGCTTGTTGCTCCTGTGCTTCTTTTTTTGCTGCACGCTCGGCTGCTACTTCGGCCCGCTCGCTTACTTCGCCGTAATCCTCGCCGTTGGGACCGGCTTCGCCCTTTAGTGCCCGCCTTCGGTAATCCCTGGCGAGTTCCCGAAGCTCGTAGGAGGAGTAAATCGGGTCGCCGTTTTCGTCCACGGGTCGTTGTCCGTTGCGCTGGGCGCGGATTTTGAGCTTCTCTTCTTCGATGCGCTGCCTTTCGCGCTCGATTTCGGCCTTTTCTGCTGCTGCTTGAGCGCGGAACCTTGCTTTTTCTTCATCGAAGCCTGCGAGGAGGCTTTTTTGCCGCTCTTGCTCTTTCTTGGCTTTGTCATATTTCGATGTTTCCGGCTTTTCGGTTGGAACTTCCGCTTTTCCTGAGATTTCTTCCGCCTTTGCGGGCTGCTCCTCCGCTTTTTTAACAAATTTTCCAGTAGTAGGATCGCGCTCCCGTTCCGTTGCCGGTTTTTCCTCGGTGGCTTGTGGTTCGGTGCCAGCCGTTGCGTCTTTGCCAGCATCTTCTTCTCCCGGACCCGTTTTCTCGGCTGGCACCTCCCCTGTTTCAGCCTGTGGTTGCGCGACAGGCGAAATCAATGCCTTCTGCGAGCTGGTCTGCCCAATTTCAGGAACCGGCTCCTTCTCGAAGGACTCCAAGTCAGCTAAAATTTCCTCTTCGGTCATTGTACTCATTGATCGAGCATCGAGTTTTCTATCTCGTAGTCGTCGGCGGGCACGATCTGATCTTTTTGCGGGAGCATTCCCTCAATCAGGCCGACGACGTAAGCTACGCCGGCAGCGTAACCGCAAGCCCGGATAGAATCGTTGCGACCTACGGCCCAGATCGCGGTGCTACCTACTTCATTTTGAAGTAGTTTATGCAGCTTGGCTCCGGTATGAGTAGATAGAGCACTTCGGAGCCAGCTACGGTCGCCCTCGTTCCATTCGATCTCCCATTTGTTGTCGAATGGAAACCCACGAGCTATTCGCCAAGCTAAGAGGAATCGCTGGAACACTGGTGGCCTTATACTCCTTCTTTAACTAGATGTCGATGGGAGATTATCCGGTCGGCTTCTTCTCCGCTATCGAGAAAGCGCACTCGCCAGTTCTCGTAACCACGTTTATGAAGATAAACCTGGGCGTCATTTAATTTGCGCAGCTCGGCCCGACCATGCAGGAGGGCATCTATTCTGGTCGGATCATCATAGACATCGACCTTCTGGCCCTTCTTTAAGGTGCTTTGCAGGATCGGCTCTCGATCTGGATCGAGTGCTTTCTCCTCTTTCTTCGTCATCTGCCGTACGATGTTTTCAGTAGTAGTTATATTCATGGTGATGCTGTAGCTGGATGTGGTGCTGCTGGGGGCGGAGTGATTGGTTGGACGGGGAGATCGGGCAGGCCCAGTTCGCGGAAAATCTTGTTAATGTCCATGTGGCTCACGGGAACACCGGCTTTAATCATCCCTGCCAGCATATTGCCAGCCTTAATTGCGGTATCGGCGCGTTCGGTAGCTACTTCATGCTGGCTCGGTTGCTCGGATGCAGCCGCCCCCTGGACCAGAGGAGCGGTAGGGGCACTACCGTTGGACGACGGCTGCATCGGAACCACGTTGGAGGCTTGAGTAGCAGCGATTTGGGAAAGGATTTGCAGATAGGGGGTGAGCGACTGCTGGATTTGCTTCGCCGTCTTATCCTTCTTCTGCGCCAACTGCTGAAAATGTTGTTGCGTGTGCTGGATAAAAGCCTGCGCCTGCAAGGGAGTAACCAGATTTTGTTCGTTCATCCGGCCCTGGTAGAAATTCAGGAGGACGGCACAGTGAGTTTTGTCGTCGTCGCTCGGGTGAGTTTGGGCGTGGAAGTTATTTAGTATCCGAACGATCTCGTTCTCCTGAACTTCCGCTTGATCCTGCTGCAACTGCTGTGGATCAGCTACCAGCCGTTTAATAAGACGCGGATCGTCCTGTTCGAGTAGCCACTTGGTAGCTTCGCCCCAACGGATGTACTGAGCCATCGGCCCGCTCTGCCAGAGTTGCACCATTGATATGCCCTTAGCGAGCCGGGCAGCTTTGTTCCACGAATCAGGACTACCATTGGGGGTGATGATGTACTTGTCATGGAGGGCAGCGGGATCGAGTTGATCGAAACCTTCCCGCGTGAGGTAGCGGAGGCTCTGGTAGTTGTACTGGAGCAGGACGGAATAGGCCATCTTGAAGATGTCGCCCAAATCCAACCGGAAAATTCTCGCTCTCAGGTCATTGCCCTGACCAGACTGGCCGACGATGGCGTTAATGGCGGTAGCAGTGACGCGCTCCCCGCCCGCTGCGCCGCGTCCACCTGGGGTGAGGTGAGAAGGCGAAGCCAGATCGGGCATTTGCACCCGATATTCGGCCAATGCCCTCGTAAAATTCATCTCCTGATCCAATTCAAGGGGCGGTGGAACCGACTGACTCTTTCGTAGTCCCGCTGGTAATAGTTTCCCCGGCGCGTTGTGGAAGTTGACTGCGTTGGGGATCGGGTTGTCGGACTCGAAGTTGGGGTTGACGTTGAACTGCATCCAAATGGCTTTGGATGTCCAAGTGCGGTTAAGGTAAGACTCATGGGAAGCGGTTAGTTCAGTGACGCCGCGCGGGGAAAAGTGTCCTTTTTTGGTTATCTCATAGCGGAGCAGGCAAAAAGGGAGCATCCCGTGCTTAAAAGGAAGCCCAAAACCGGGGGCAATAGTAAACTCGGTGTCGCAGGGAAGGACTGGGGAGATAAGATCCACGATCCAGGGGCCGCTCTGGTCCTCCGATTGCTTGTGATAGACTTCCCACAGGACAATCTGCTCTTCTTTTCCGCAGTTAATCCCTTCTCGCCACTCCACTGCGTTAGTTTTCTGCTGGTCGCCGGTATCTTCCGAGTTTCCTTTACCCTTAATCTTACTAATTAGATCAGGGTCTTTATTATAGCGCGGGTTAGCGCGGTACTGGGCTTCGGAGTAGTGTAGGATGTGGACAAGGAAGTCGGCACAATAAAGTTCTTTGGTCCAACTCGGGACAATGAGATGAAGGGGATCGACCTGATCGAAAGCCAGCATCTTGAGCTGACTATTCCAGAAAACTTTGATGGGGACCGCACCTCCTTCCTGCATCTGGTCAATGCCGCCATAGATTTCGCGCTCGAAGTTGGAGCAGTGCTTGAGTTGGTAATCAAACCAATATCCGATAGAGGTAGTGAGAGCTGGACTCTGGTCATTGAGGGCGACGAAAGTCGCAAGGTTTTCGTCCGAATAAAGCTGCTGGACGTAATAGGGCTTGAGTTTCTCAATGAGGGCGTCCGCGAGCTTGAACTTGAGATTGGGAGCGCCGGGGTACGGCTCTGGCGGTTTCCCGCGCCCGTGTCGTAGGTTATAGAGAACGGTTTGTTTATCCTCCCACGATTTGCGATCCCGCAGGGCATCGAAAATCTGGTCGTGGAGTTCTTCCGTTACCATTTTTAAGGGATGGTGTAATCGGTCAGATCGTCCACCTTGCAGGTGCCATCCGCCTTATATAGTAAGGCAGTATGAACTATCTCTTGGGTGGGGGAATAGGAGGTGACGCACTGGAAGATAGTCCAGCTAACATCACCAGAGTCGGTAACGACAGTTCCGAAGGCGAGTGGGGTGCTAATAGCGCCTCTCTTTAAGAGATGGCACCGAGATCGTCAAGTACTTCCTGTTCCAGAGTAGTCTCGCGGTAGTCGTAGATGGAGGAGAAAACTCCTGGCTGGATGTCGTAGGTCTTGCCGAAAGCGGGATCAACTTCTCCGCAAACCCAAGCGCCGGAAGCGGCATCACCGCGGTCGGGGGAAGGAAGGTTGCGTTCCATGCGCATCAAGTGTTTATCTTCTATTCCCATGCGGCCATCGCGCAGCCACACTCTCTGGCGGGAGCAGAGCTGTTTCTTTAAATCTTCGTCGCGGGGGAGAATGCACTCACATTTTTCGATTGCCGTCCCTAATTCCAGCCACGCTTGAGCGCCCCAGCTTTTGTAGGAGGCTTTGATGTCGCTGGTCGCCCCAAAGTTTTTGCGGTGGATGTTCCAACCGGCTTCGGCGAGTAAATCGAGGGTGCGTTTGGCCGAAGCATCTCCGAAAACTTGATCTTCCCTGACTCCGAGTCGTTTAAAGTGGTGGATAAAACGGCCTACGTTGGCGAACTCGTCCTTTTCGCGCCACGCTGCTTCAATGCTGATGCGATTGCCTTCCCGCATAGCGATAACATTTTCATCTCCGCCGCTCGCGAAATCACAAAAGAGCACTCGATTTCCAGGTCGGTAAGGAGGCGGGTTATCAAGGCATCTTTCGATAGAGCTAAGAGGGACGATGTAGCGGTTGGCTTCGTCCTGTTCCATGAACTCGCCGTAGATGGTCGAGCGGGTATGCGGGTGATTTTCGCCATAAGATTTTATTACATCATCAATTTTAGAGCGGTCGATGTGGGGGCAATCTTTTAGTCCTGCCCGCACGGTGTGGTAGCCCATTCCGGCGTTATTAAAGGCTTCAAAAAAGAAGCCTTCCATAGTGCCGGGGGAGCTGGTCAGGAGTTTCCAGGTATAGGAGCAGCGATCTATCCCCTGATTGATCTCTTCCTTAATGGATTTGGCTTCGTCCGCGATCCAGAGGAGAGGGGATTCGGGCAGTTCCTGATGGCTACCTTCGACCCGTCCGGCGTCATCGGTAGTAAAGGCGGATATTCCGCCTCCGGTGGGAGTAGTTATTCTATAGTAAGGGGAAGCGACTCTTTTCCAAGACGGGAATTTAGGCAAGTGCCGTTCGATTGCTGGGATGACCTGTTCGGTCAGTTGGCGACTGGAAGCGGTAGTTATATTGGCCCAACCGCGGGGGAAGATCGCCGCCACATAAAGAGCAGCCGGAGCGACAATTTTCTTACTTTTTCCAGCGCCATTGGGGGTGCAGACGGCGATTTTAGTGCGCCCGCCGACATCCTCCATATAAGAGAGGGCTTCGCCCTGCCACGGGTATAAGTCCTCCGCGAGGAGGGTAGAAGCAAACCCAAAAGGGGTTACGGCAAATTCATCCGGGCTTATGCGGGGAGTTTAGGCAGGCATTTCAGGAACACAAATCCGAGTCCGATTCGGTTCCATTTTTCAAATTCGCGTTCCAGGTAGAAACGGGTAGCCTCCCGAGCCAGAAACTCTATCAGCTTATCCTGTTGTTGCACGACTCACTCATAGCAGCAAACTGGTCTGTCTGAAAGACACTGGTTTGATTTACGGGGATAAACTTTTCCTTTTCCAGGGCGAAGCGCAGAATCGCCTGCCGCTGTTCATGAGTGTGGCGGGCGAGCATGTTAATAATAAGCGCGGCCAGAGCGCGTTGATCGGAAGGGAGTTCGTGGGGGATAAGAGAAGTATCCTGCGTGCGAGCCAATGGCCCTTTATCGGGTAACTCTTTCATTCTCCTATTTTATCCCAGAGATTGAGGGGGAAATAATCGGCGTGGCGATGGAGGAAAGGGGCTTCCTCTTTTAGCATTTTTTTAAATGATTTGCGGATTTCGCGTTTAATGGCGCGATCCGTTTGGCTTTCTTCTTCCTCACTCGATCCCATGAAGTGGCGGAAGCGTTCGATCCCATCTTTGTCTAAATAGGTAACTTCGGTGTGGGGAGTGCAGCCAACCGGCACTCCCTTTAACACGGCCTAACCTTTCCCTTGCGCATCTTTTTCATTCCTCCGGGCATTGGTACTTCCTTCTTGATCGGTTTGCCTTTTTTCATTTTTTTTCAACTCCAGGTTTGGTTTGGGGCGACTGATAAGTCCTTCCTTAATGCCCCATTCTACCAGTCGTTTTGCTGCTTCCCAGTCTTTCATTGGGCTAAGACATGGGCTTCCACCCGCGCTCCGCCCTCCGGCGTGATCTCGTGGTGCATGCCTATAATATCCTCGCGAATTACCGGCTGACCTGCTCCAACAAGAACGCTCTGGTAATGATTGGCGCGGCTGACAATCTCCTTGGAATCCCTTGCCCCTTCGATCATGACTATCTGAGTCGATGGATAGAGAAACGTATTGCCGGTTGCGGTGACACTTTGCAAGTCCCAGAAATCGCCCCAGGCCGGATCATGCAGCGCGGCGGGGCCGGTGCCGACCTTTGCGCCAATGCTTTTATCGAGCATAGAGAGTTCACTGCCAGTGTAATCGGGCAAAAGGGTATCGGTGCCAAGGACTCCGCGGCGTTCCTCGTCAAAGGGCATCGAGCTAATCAAGACCGCCTTTTTGGTAACGTCTGCCACCCGCTCAAAGAAAGCGAGTGCGCCTGCGATCTGGCAACTGCCCCCACTGATCCCGATTAAATCCATCGGCACTCCGTAGGGAGTTGCGATATTATCGTAAATCCAAGTGAACGCTGTAGCTGGTCGCCCGTAGAGCGCGGCCATGCCCGAGGCAACGCCAAGCTGGGCTTGAAACCAGCCGCCCCCGAGCCAGTTTATTTCTACCACGATATGGTTAGCGGCGAGCAGGTCCAGATAGTACTGGTCACGCCAAGCTGTGCTGAGGGGACTGGCGGCGAAGCGTCCCGTCCCGCCATGCCCAGAGAGGTGAACATCCACCTGCACTGGAATCGCTCCTACGGTAAGGAAAGCGAGGTGATGGTCTGGGGTTATGCTGACGCTGGTCCCTTCAGGGCAGGCGATTAAGAGTTTGCCGGTGCCGCCGCCGTTTGTGTGGGGGACGTCGGGCAGATCGACCTGGAACTTGTAGGCGTTAGTGAAGCCAACAGGGACAGGCAGGTTCCCAATTAAACGGAAGCTGCCTACTTGCCGGAGTTGCGCAGATGCGCTTAAGGCGGCTACTCCAATGGCCGCTATTACTATGATGATTGTTCTTTTCATTTACTCACTCCTTTTTGGTTGTTCGGAATCATTTCTCCCCCGTGCCGGTGAGGGCTCGGCGCAGCCGCTTCGCAGCTTCAATGTGCTCGTCCTGCTCCCAATCTACGTCTTTGAAGGCGCTGATGTCGGAGACAATCTGAATCAGCAGTTCATATTGCTCTAGTGCAATGGTAGCAGCCGCCACCAGCGGTGCGCGGGCTTTCTCTGCTTTTTCCTCCGCATCATTAAAGCCCTTGTCCCACTCGGCGTCTAGTTCATCCTGCCGAAGTGCGCGGGCTTGGGTGGCAAGCCGCAGCAATACGCCATGAGTCTCGGATTCCTCAACAGAGCCTTCAATGTCCTGATGTTTCAGGAAAGGCTTGATGTCATCTAATGCTTCCCGCGCAAGCTGCTCCACATCCGGCATGGGTGCGCTTGGGCATGTTGTTGCGCTGTCTGTCTCACCACAAAGTTTACAGTCCATACGATAAACTAAATCCTCCGGCTTATGCACTCCCGCCATAGGCTGCCCAGCTAACGTTTGCACTATTGCGCTAAGGTCTTTGTTTAGCTCCCGTAGCTTGTTGGCTTCAGCTACGGCAGCTTCCTCTGAGGCTTTGCGCCCTTTGGCATTATCAACTAACGCCTGATTCGTTTCCCGCAGTTTGGCTACTTCCTTCGCGCTTGCTTCAGCCAAGTCGAGAAATGATGCCGATAGCCTTGCTACTTCCTCATTGCGGCTGTCGTAGCCTTTGCAGAAGGTAGCTATGACATACTTGGAGTTGGGATGATACACCTTCTCTGCCGCCGCTTTCGCTTCCGCTGTTATCTCGTTCATACCACACACCACTACCCCATACATGCCAGCAGGTCAAGCTATAATTACTATAGGGTCACATTTTCAGATCGGTACGCCTGAGAAGATCGCCGCGGGCGCTTCCGCGAAAAGCCCCCCCGCCGGCCCAGGTTAACTTAGCAAAGTTCTTACGCTAAAAACTTATTACGTAAACGCTATGATCTTACGCGTTTTACTTAACACGTAAGTTACGTGTTGCCTGGTGCCTGGGCGATTGGTCGCGCAACGAGAAGCTTCTGCCGCACGGCTTGCAATTCCTTTAAGCGATCCTCGCTTACCACCATGACGTTGGTCTGATTGTTGATAACGACTCCTCCCGGTTGATCCCCGTACTCTCTGGGAGCGAGTTTTCCAGCCACCCATTTACGCGCGTCAACGGCATTCCTTGTCGCCGTCACCACATTCATTTCTTCCCCTATCACTGCGTCACTCATCGGCACAATTTCCGCGACGTACGCTTCCACCATGCAACGCCGCGCGTGCGAGTACTGATGACGTTGCTCGGGACGTTGGTCTAAGAAGCGCATAAGAGTTTTAAAGTCTAGGTTGTGCTGGTGGAGGAATTGTCGGATAGGTTTTCCCTCCGATATGTAGGTGAGGAGATCGGGAAAGACCTTACGCATGATGGCTAATTGCGAGCGTTTAGGCTGTGTTAGGCTGCGTTGTGTACTCGTTTCCACTGTGATTGCATGGTCGTTACCAGTGGGAGGAGTTTTCGCGTTATGCTTTGCAGTGGCGACCGACGAGTTTGTGGAAATGTTTTTTTTCAGAGTGGTAATGCGTTAGCGAAAGGTGATAGGGGGATTGTTAAGGGGGAAAGAGGGAAACTTGTCAAGCTTTTTTTTCTTACGTGCAAGTTAAGCATCTGATTTTCAAGTACAAAAAAATTGCGCCGCTACAGCCTTAAACCATAGCGGCGCACTAAGGGATTAAACCTTAACCACTGTATTTTTCATTCTCCTCCTTATCTATTTCCGCTTGCGTTTGGATTGCGTCACGATTGGCGATTTCCAATTCCTCCTCGCACTCTTTCCTCCATTCCTCCTCCGTCATTTCCGCGATGCGCTTGTTCAGTCCGACGCGACTCCATTTGTTCGTTTCCTTGTTGTACTGGTATTCCCACTCGCTCCCATAACCAGCAGCAGACACGCTCTCGCATTCTCCCTGCCAATAGGCTGCGTCCAACATTTCATCCTCTCTAGTCTGTTCGCGACGTTTCCACTGGCTTCCACTGCCGTAACCAGCACCAAAGCCAGCGTACGCGCCGCAGGAACCTTTTCCCTCATAAGCCCACGCGCGGGAAAATGTGCTCGCGTACTGGTAGCCATTATTGGAATACCACGAGCCGTTTTTCCATTCCCCCTTTTTCTCGTGGAAAATAACGTGCGCTCCGTCGCCACGCAGAAGCACAATTTTATTTAAATCTCCAATCGATCCCTCCACTAGGTAACGCAATGCGCCGCTATCAAATTCCACGCCTTTTTCCAAAATCGGTTGCAAAACCAATTCGCAAAAATGCGCTGTGTCCGATAACGCGAAATTTTCCCTCTTAATATCAATAATCCCATTGTGGATCATGGCATACTTATCCCCACACACGCTAAATGGATGGCAATTCGCCGCGTTATTAGGGCCATGCGTTCCCCAGCGGAAATGGATCAACGCTACCTCCCTCGGATTGTTAAACTCTTTAAAGGCTGTGTAAAACTCCTTAAAGGTGAAAAAACCCTTGTGAATTTCCACAGCATTACCTCGCGCAAGCGCAAAACCCGCTCCATCCTCATTGTTATCCCATCCGTTGCGGAGATACTTTTTCTTTATCTCCACGCCTTTGGGCTTAAATATAGCTAAACACATAATTGATTGTCTCCTTCTATTGTTCTGATGTTTGATCTAATGTTTCCTGATTGTTTTCACTCGCATTAAAACCAATTTGCTTAGTCAAATCAGTTTCGCGACCGAACCAACGCGCTTGAATAAAGGCGCATAGATTAGGCCATGTCGCCTTATTCTCCTCCACAAACGCGCAAAATTTAACGCGCGATTGTGAGTCGCGAATGCTCCGTGCGGCGCATCCGGCATAGTTTGTTAATGCGTCGGTAAACTCCAACGCCTTATAGACGCTAACGTCACGCAACGTGCCTTTAAACAATCGAAATTCGATTGTGTTAATATTCTGCAAGTTAATTGCCTCGTAACGATCCGCGTTATACTTCGCAGCCGTACCTAATTTCTTAGGCTGTATCTTGCAATAGCTGTTGGAGTCGCGTCCCGCAATCAGCTTAATAAAACGGCGATTGTGATTTGCCGAAACAAAGCAGACCGTTTTCGCTATCGTTAAGTCTGACAACGGACTTCTAGAAACGTGAATGTGCAACCCGCATGATGGACGTCGCCATGCTGACAACCCGCGCGGCAGCTTGGCGAATAGTTTTGCCAGTCTTACCTTGTGCTCCTTCATGGAAGCTGGTTGCGTGGCAATTTCAATGCCGTAGTCCAGACTTCCATCTTCTTTTAGTGCTGCGTAGTCGCCCAATATAGAGCGCAACTGACGCAGCTTTTCTCCTCGCGCTTGCGAGGAATTAACTTCGCATTCTATTTCTAGACCGAAAAATTTCGGGCCAATGCCGAAAAATCTATTGAGTCTAGGATAATAGAATTCTTCATCCTCGCCGCATGAATCATTGTCATAACAATTAGGGCAATAATCCTCATGCCAACCACCCTGTACGGCATAAGTTTCGTCGCACGAATCGCAATAGCGTTGGCAATCCTCGCAGACATTAGGTAGTCGCGGCGCATTTCCCTCGCGCAAAAAAACTCGCGCGTTACAAGTTTGATCCTCGCGGACTTGCTCATAGTTATAACAGCAAGGGCACGTTACCATTGGCGGAGGAGTCTCCTCCGTAGGTTCTGCGAATGGTTGATCGTCTATCCATTCCCATTCGCCACTAGTGTTTATCCACGGCATATTATTTTTTTCCTTCTAGTTTGATTGTTGATTGTTACTTAATCTGATGTCCGATTATTCCGCTTGTGATAAACGAGTCCCATCCTTCGCGTCTTGCTTCGTCGCGAATGATCCTCGCTTCTCGTTTAGTGGAAGCGAACCTATAACCATATTCGCTCCACCCGTAATGTATCCACACGAGAAACTTCGCAGTTTCTAGTGTTACCTTTTTCTCTGTAGTTTGCTTATTCATTGTCGCATTCTCTCATTCCTTACTATACATGCAAGCAGGAATGTGAAATATTTTCATTTATTTTCGAGTGTCTTAGAGCAAGACCAATGCCATGCGCCCAAAGTTTATTTGCTTGCACGAACGCGGAAATGTGCGACTCTAGTTGCCTGATGGACTTTAGATTTTAGTAAAGCAGCGGGAATCCTCCCGCGCGATTGCGCTCGTTCGCAATCGGATTGCAGCAAAACGCAATCCCAGACAATTCTCTCACACGCAATTCGCGTATTATATCAAACGCGGGAAAACTCGTTCCCCTCGTGCTTGCTACCTTTTTACGTTTTCACCTTGTTACGTAAACTGCGTGGAGGTGACGACATCCTGGCACCTGGAAGCCGGCGTCACGTAATTCGCGTATTATGTAGAACACGGGAGAAAGTCGCTCGCGGCAGGGGTGCTGGAAAAAGCCATAGCGAAAGCGAGTCATAGCGAATGCGATCCCTAGAGGGAAAAATGAGCCATAGCGAAAGCGATCCCGTGTCAATTTTATTGTTTGACAAGATCATGCAGGCACGTAATAATTGCAGGTATGAACAACAAAGTGGAAACAGGATCAGATATTCTTCCCGCAGCAGGTGGAGAAGATATGAACAGTAACGACGTTAAATACTGCTCACGGCGCAGCTTCCCTAGCCTGAGCAAACCAACAACAGGAAACGGCAGATGAACACTAGGGAATTTGTTGCCTCGCTAACGAAACGGCAATGCCGCTACCTTCTGCGCTACGCTGGCTTTACCAGCGGCGCAGGAGAGGGGCGAGCCGAGCTGCGTTTTGCAGTCGAGCAGAACCTAAAGGCTGGCACTATCTACCGAGGCGCAGCAGCACGGATATTTGGGAAGCGGCAACGGAAGGCCGATTTACTGGCAGCAGCTAAATGGGCGGCGCAAAACTATGGGATCGACAAATATCGGCACGAAAACAGCCCGAAGCATTTGGAGTTTTTGGAAGCAATCGAGGAGGCAGAGAAAGCATGGATTACGACAACACCACCGATTGGGTTAAACGAGGGGATCAAATGAAAGACTACCGAACTAATCCAGATCGGATTGATCCCGAGCATCCTTTAGCGAAAGCGGCGCGGGACGTTAATGACCGCACCGAGGCGAAGGGGCTGGACGGGATGGTGGCCGACTTGGGGCTAGGCGTGAGCGTGGCGCAACTGGCCTATCTTGCCGAGCAACGCGCTCTCCGCGCCTTTTCCGCCCGCTACCTTGGCTATAACATGGGCCACCACCCTGATAACGACGAGCAGATCGCCAAGTGCCTGGTGCAGACCGACCAGTGGAAACGGCTTTCCTCCCTTATCACCGCTGCCTATATGGATGGTATGGCGATAGGATGGAGGGGCGGTCAAATCGAATTGGAGAAGTAATACATGAAAGAAATGACTGTAAAAGAAATGGCATCACTCGGCGGTCATGCTCGCGCGGCGCTATTAACAAAAGATGAACTGAGCAAGATTGGTAAGAAAGCGATCAACGCTCGGTGGGATAAGGAAAGAAAGAACAACAACAAATGGAAGAACAAACAGAAAAAGAGAAAATCGCGGTCGATCAAGCGCAGTTAGAGGCTGATCGTCGCGCTAGGAATGCGGCAGCGGCGCGGGAACGTGTCGCTAAACTCAATGCCATGGGATTAAGTGCCCGAGGCAATCCACTGCGTCGCGGCGGCAGGCCGAAACTGGCAAGGGCAAAACGCCGCGATCCAGCCAAGCAGCGTCAGTATCAGGCTAACTTCATGGCTCGTCACAAGGCAGCGCGGGAACGGCTCGGGCTGACGATTGCGCAGTTTAGCAAACTCCCCAAGGCGACGCGAATGATGGAAATGAAGCGGGGACTTACTACTGCCAGCAAGGAACGCGCCCGCGCTCAACAGCGCGAGTGGTATCACAAAAACAAGGAGAAAGTAATGGCCGCGCGGAGGGCTAAGGCCAGTAATGGCACAACTGCTGCACCCGCTGCATCGGCTTATAACATCAACGAGTGCCCGAACTGCGGGTGTCCGATCAGGGCGCTAACAGTGGCACTTAGATTTGAGGAGGAACGCAAACATGGTAGCCAGTAAGAACAACAGCAAGAGGCCGAGTCCGGTCGCTCGCGAGCTAATGGAAGGCGGATTGCGGCATGATGCTGCATTCTACGCTTCCTACGGATTCGCGGGGAAGTACATCGCCCGCATGACAGGGTTGCGTGTCGGTCAGGTGAGCTATGCCTTGAAGAAGGCGCAGGTTCGCATCACCGATTATCGCAATGGCATGGGTAACGTCGCCACCATCGTCATGAAACTGACGCAGGAGGAAGTGGACGACCAGCTCTACAAACATCTGAGGAAAACCCTTTAAGTGGACTTCATCGAAATCCTTAAAGACATCAACGGAAGGTTTGAGAAAGCTATGAAAAACTACAACAATCCAAGCACAGGTCGCCCGCGCGAGGCGCATGGTGGTGGGCCACCCGATCAACCGGAGGAGCCTGAAACCTACGAGGAATACAAGGCTTCGCGGGCCTGCAAGGATGCGGAGCGCATCCGCCAAGCGCATGATGCTGCCGAGCAAAAAAGGAAGCAATGAACGCTTACTTTTTCTTTAGCGCCGCGCTCACCATTCTGGCGTGGATGACCGGCTACAAGGTCGGTCGCCACACCGAGCGTGACCGACAACAACGCAAGGCGAGTCCGCCGGAGCGACAGGGGAAACCCTCGCTTCCGGCGTACATCCCTTGGGATTACACACCATACCGGAAGGAACAAAAACAATGAGAAGAACAATCACAACAATCGCGGCGCTGCTCATGGCGGCGACCGCATTCAGCCAAGTGGAAAACATTTCAACCAGGGGCCGCGTCGGAATTTTTGATGATGTCCTGATCGCAGGCTTCATCTTAAAGACTCCGACGACGGTGGTGGTTCGGGCGCTAGGCCCGAGCCTCATTCCCTTTGGCGTCACCGACACCCTGCCTGATCCAATTCTGGCGGTTTACAACGGGAACGACGATCTGATCGCCCTGAACGACGATTGGCAAACCGATTTTAACGCCAGCAAGCTTGGGGTTCTCGCCCCCTCCAATGAATTTGAGAGCGCGATGGTGCTGACTCTTCCAGCAGGCCATTATACTGCCATCGTTTGCGGGTACTCCATGACCGAGGGCAAAGCGTTGGTCGAAGTTTACGAAGTCTCACCCTAAAAAAACATCAGAACAATATTGACTTCTATTTTTTCCCCATCAATATGTCTGGAAGTCGTGAATAGAAGGAACCAAAACAAGGATTTGACGACCTTCCAAGTCAGCCAGCGGGTTCACCAAAAGGTGCGGGCGTTTTGCCGCCGCAATCACTTCGTAATGCGCTACTGGATCGAGGCTTTACTAGAGGGGGCCGTAAAAGGAGGGGGAGCGGCCAAACAGGACCGCTCCCCGTAATGAACAATCAACAGTTAGAAGGTAAGCAGTGGAAACAACCAGTGATACCAAACCGAATATGAGCATGGAAATTCAGAAAGCAAGCGCCGAGTTGGAGCGCCCTCTGCGGATCGAGGACGTTCTCGAACAGGTCGGGCTGATCCAGCAGATCATGCACAACGTCATGAAAAAAGACGAGCACTACGGCACGATTCCAGGCACGCCGAAGCCGTCCCTTTACAAACCAGGAGCGGAGAAAATCTGCTTCACCTTCCGGCTCGCTCCCGAGTACGAAGTGATCGAGCGGGAAATGCCGCACGGCCACCGTGAGTATCGGGTGACTTGTACCCTGCGGACAGCAGCAGGCCGGAGCGTGGGGCAAGGAGTCGGCTCCTGTTCCACGATGGAGAGCAAGTATCGCTACCGCGCAGGGCCGAAGGAAGCGACGGGGGAGCCAGTGCCGCACGAGTACTGGAATACGCGGAAAACTGATCCCAAAAAGGCGCTGGAACTGATTGGTGGGAAAGGCCACATCGTCGCCAAAGAGGACGGCATCTGGCAGATTTTCAAACAGGGCGAGCCAATCGAGAACCCGAATATCGCTGACGCTTATAACACGGTTTTAAAGATGGCGAAAAAACGCGCCCACGTTGACGCTGTACTGACCGCGACGGCAGCGAGTGACATCTTCACACAAGACGTTGAGGAACTGGCCGAGAATTTAAAGGCAGCGCAAGGAGAGGCTGAATATCACGAGGAGCGTGAGCCGGAGGCCGTGGAAACAAGCGGTGGTGGCATTGATTATCGCCCTCCGCCTGACGCTTTCCAGAAGGCTAAGGCCGCGATGAAGGCTCCGAGCGAGGCCGCAGACTGGCAGGAAGTGGGTATCTACTTCGGCGAGGATGCCGATGATCGGCTGCGTTCGTGGGAAGGAATGCCGCTCGGAGAACTAAACAAACAGCAACTTGAGTGGGCCTACAAATGGATGGAGAAACGGATGAAGAGCGAACTGACTCTCGCGGTTAGCCCTAAGGAACGCGCCATGATGGACGGGCTACTGGCATGGAAACGCAGCACGAAGAGTTTCCCTAAGGCCAAGAAACCAATGACCGGCAAAGAGTTTCAGGAAGAGTACAAGCGGCAGCAGGAAGAAGTAGTTAAAGATGAAATCCCCCTCACCTAGATATGTCACTCCGTAGCTCCACAATCTATGTCGAGCCTCGAACCGTGCGCCGGTTGAATCTGTTGCGGCAGCTTTATCCCGAGCGAACCAATGGGGCTGAAACCGGCACAGTGGCGCGGGACAAGACGGCAGACGAACGGGCCGACCAGATGATAAACGAAATGATTAAGGAAAAATTCCCTGCCGTGCTCGGACTGGAAAAGGAACTGGCGCGAGCGGAGAAAGATTTCATCGAGAAAACGATTAACAACAAGGAAACGAATGAACAAACAGTTACAAAAAAGAAACAGTAAGGCGCTCGCCCGACCGCTCAAGGTTCTGGTGCCATTGATAAAAGGAGACATTGCGGAAATGAAAAAGGCCGCTGATGAAGCGACCGTGCCTTATCAAATCAAGATTGGCGAAGAACTGCTTGAGGCTAAGTCGCAACTAAGCGCATTAGAGTGGGGGCCATGGCTGACGCGCAACTTCCATCTGAGTTCTGCAAGCGCAAGGCAATGGATGCGAGCAGCTTCTAACGCCTCTGCCGGCAGTGCAGGGCGAACACTATCCGAAATGTGGGGCGATCATCGTCCGCATCATCAACGGAGTTGGAAAGACCCCGTTGACGATTTTGTCCGTCGGGCAAAAGGCCACACTAGGGTTTTGCTAGAGCGATCACTTTCAGAAGAAAAGGAACGGGAGTTAGAGCGGAAACTGGCGATGCGTTTAATCGACATTGGCTACAAGATTCTGTCGGTCGAATTGCATCCCGATAAAAACGGCGGCTCCCATGAAGCCATGCAGCGTCTCAACTCCGTTCGGGCGCGGCTCAAAGAGGCAGCATAAACAGTAGAAAGGTAAACAATGGAGAAGGCGCTAGTTAAACAGGAAGCAGAGCTAGTAATCGAACCTAATGGCAGGCTAGTTAGTTCAAGGGTTGGCACATATCAGGATAAAATTGTGATCGACTTAGTTAAAAAATTCCCGCGCAGGCTTTTTACTCCGCGTGATATAGCGAGAGTGCAGTACGGAACTAACAGACCCAGCCCGACCAATGAAACCTATGTGCGGCGCAGGCTCTCTCGTGCTATCGCGCATCTGCAATCCCAGGATATTCCTTGTTACCCGATTTACGAAACCACCGGCAGGCATCGCATTAAAGCGATCAAGGTATTTGTCGGTGACGCCGAGGACGTGACGGCATGGCCGACCTACCTAGAACGGGCTAAGGCGCGGAAGGAGATTTCTGTTGAACGCTATCACCAGTTGAAAGCCTTAGCAGAAGCGACAACAACAAACGAAAGGAACAATGAACAAGAAAGCAAGTAATAAGGAAATGTTAGATTGGACAGCGGTATTCATCGTTGTTATGGCGGTGGGCGCAATCGGCCTGATCGTGATATTCAATCACAGCTTGGCGATTGTCCTGTCACCGCTGTTGGTGCTGATCCCGCTCTACTATCTGATTAGGTGGGCGGTGATTCGCACCTACCGGATGTGGAAGGAAAGCGAGGCCGATCCGGTAGCGGGAAAGGTAACGAAGGGAGTGGTAGCGATGCTAATAGCATTGGCACTTCCCGTTACCCCAGCGAAAGCCTTTGAGGATGATCTGGCGGGTTCCTTCGCCGGGATATATTCCAAGATGACCCCGTACTGGAACACCTATTGGTCGGTCTGGTGGTTCAATTTCAAGCAGACCTTTGACCAGAGTGGAATGCCAACGCCTTTTCCATGGGATTACAAGGGAGAAGGCGTAGATAAGAACGGTAATTATCCCGAGAAAGGTCGGGAAAGCGGACGCTAAAATTTGAAATTGCCTGCCGTCACTCAACGCATGGTGTGGGGTTTGCGATCCACTTTCCCCACGGGCGGCAGGCATCTTTTTTTCGCATGATCCTACCTGAACACGTTTTGCGCTGCGTTGCGCCAGAGGATCGCGCCAAACTCGGCAAAGCTGGCCTGACCGCAGCCGAAGCAGCCGACAAATGCGCTGCCCGCGCGGAACGGAATTTACAGAGCGAAATGGTGCAATACCTGAATTACCAGGGGATCGCCGTTTTATGGCATCGCACCGACAAAAAGAGCCACGCCACTGTGGGCTGGCCTGACCTTACCTTTTGTAAAGATGGTGTTCCGTGGGGAATTGAAGTTAAGACTGACGCGGGCCGAGTCAGACCCGAGCAGCACGAGTGCATGCGCCAGATGGCGATGAACGGCTGGCAGGTCGCAGTCGTGCGCAGCTTTCAGGAATTTCACAAGCTGGTGTTCCAAGGCTATGAGTGAGGCCGAAGTCCTTCTCTACCATTTGAAGCAGCGCATGACTGCCGAGCTGTCCTCGCGCTTCCCCTCGGCGGTGGCGTTCATGATGGAGCAATCTCGCGACATTGCGATGATGGCGTGGGGGCAGGCTGGTGGCGGGAAGCAAGGGCAGGACGTGATCGAAGTGCTGATAAAACAGATCAGCGATTCCACCAATGCCATTGCGCTATGCCGCACAATGGGCAAAAGAAAAAAGAAAACATGAAGTGTAGTCGTTGCGGATGGGAGGAAACCGTTTATCGGCCCAAATACGATGCTGATTTGCCTGACCTTTTTAAAGTATGGGCTGTCCGCAAATATCCGTCACGGCGCGACGACATTATGAAGTGGCATACGTGGGGGAACGTGCCACAATATCTGCGCGACGAATACCGCCGTAAACTCAAAGGCCAATCCCATGAGCAAGCCAACTCCCATAGCGGTCGATCTGGGCGAAGTTCTGGACACCCTAGAGCGCCTTTACATGCTACAGCGCAGCCGAGGGTTCGCCCAACTAAAGCCGAGCCTCGTTGACCCCGATGATCCCGCCGCCGCCGAGATTCCTGCTGGCTTTCTTTCGTGGTGGAAGAGCCACCAGAACTGCGACATCAATCCTGTGATAGCATGGAAAACTCAGCATTTTCGCGACGAATTTTATGAGAATCTACGAAGCCGAGCAGTTCGACCTTTTTAATGGGATGGTGGATCGCACTGACGCCTATTCGCGGAACAGCGATCCAGAGACTTCCGAGGAAGCGGCTGAGTCTATACGAACAACAGATGCCGAAGCGGTAGTATTGGAGGCGCTGAAAGAGTTCGGGGCTGATGGGGCTACTTCGCACGATCTGGTTGCGCAAACCGGCATGGAGTGGCAGACCGTTTCGCCAAGGATGCGGCCATTGATCCGTAAAGGTTTCGCGGTAGAAACTGATCGCCGTCGCCCTGGGCCATCGGGCCGGAACTGCATTGTCTTTGTGGCTTCGGAGTTTAATGGACAGGCCCACACACCTTGACCTGTTCAGCGGGATCGGAGGATTTGCTCTTGCCGCTCGATGGGCTGGATTCAAAACCACCCTATTCTGCGAAATTGACTCCTACTGTCGAAGAGTGCTCTACAAGAACTTCGGCAACATCCATATCTGGCCCGACATTAGAACTCTTGATGGAGGATGGTATAGGGGAGTCGATCTCATTACAGGGGGATTTCCTTGCCAACCTTTCAGCCACGCAGGGAAGCGAAGAGGCGCGGCAGATGACCGTGCGCTCTGGCCGGAAATGCTCCGAGTTATCAGAGAAGCGCACCCCACTTGGATTGTTGGAGAAAATGTTGCTGGAATCATCGGAGTGGAACTCGACCAGGTGCTATCTGACTTGGCAAATATCGGTTATGGGTTTCGGGCGTTTGCTATTCCAGCTTGTGCCGTGGACGCGCCGCACCGACGAATGCGCGTCTGGATTGTGGCGTACGCCGGACGCGAGCATGACAACGGGTGGAGCAGCGAACGCTTTGGATCGGAAGGAGCAGGGCCACGCCATCAGCCTAGCCGATCAGGTGAACACGCCGGAGATGTGGCCGTCGCCACGCGCGAGCGATTACAAAGGGAGCGGGCCGAGGGGGAGCAAGAGCCAGAAACACATGGAGGATCGCCAGTACCTTTGTGCGACAGCAGCCACGGCAGAGAGTGGCTCCCTGAACCCCGATTGGGTAGAGTGGCTAATGGGATACCCCGAAACATGGACGGAGGTATAGATGAAGCGTTGCGAATTTTGTGGCAAGGAAATGATTCGACCGAGATGGTCAAACGGGAAGTTGGACGCCACTTGGAAGCATCGTCGTTTTTGTTCAAGCAGATGCTACGGAGACTGGATTATCTCGCGGAACATGGCGAAACCGAAAAGTGGTCGCATGAGAGCGCATCGGCTAATAAGGACGATGGAAAAATGCGAAGCGTGTGGCTCTCGGCATGGTTTACAGAGGCATCATCGCGACCGGAATCTTTTGAACAACGAATTGTCGAATCTCCAAATTCTTTGTCAGAAATGCCACAAGGACGATCACATGAAAGATGGGACTTGGGGGCTTACTGGCTCCAAGAACCGAAATATATTCCTCGTGTCGCAAAGGGGGTTAAAGAGAGAACCAACCGACTTAGAGGACTAGGTAATGCAATCGTCCCACAGGTGGCTTATCAGATTTTAAACGGGATAAGGGAGGTGATCGCAAATGGCGAAGAAGAAAAAAATGAGCGGCAAGAGTAAGGGTGGCGGAAAGAAATGTTAGGCTTATACTGCGCCCCGACATGGCTAAACCATCAGATGACAAAATTATGCGTCTGCTGGAAAAAATCCTTGCCCAGCTTGAAGCGATGCAAACCTTAGTCTCGCCCGAACTGGCAAGGCAAATCGACATCACCAGCCGGTTAGCCTTAAAGATTGACCGGATGGTGCCCGACAGACCAACAACGAAAGGAAATTAAATGCCCACACAAGACGAAGCTGCACAACAGTTGCAGGACACGAATCAAAAACTGCAAAAGATCGGCACGGAAACTCAAGGCTTGCTCGACAAGATCACTGCCTTGGAAGAGGCCGCAAATAACTCCGACAACGTGAAGCCGGAGCTGCAAGCCGCGATTGATGCGGTGGTGCAGCAAGCGCAAGTGGTTGATGATCTGGTTCCCGACACCGTTGCAGGTAAGCGCAAAAAGAAATCGTAAGTTTTAAGTCGAAGGGGAACTGGTAGGGGGCGATTCGCAAGAGTCGCCCCTTATCCTTGGAAGCCTGCGAGTGAGCCACCCTTTCTGCTCTTCAGTTTCTTCTCGATTTTTTTGTTGAAGTCTGCTTCTTCTTTGGTCGGCACCGTCCGGCGTAGTCCAGGTATTGCCATTTTCACTTGTTCTCCTATTCCGGTTGGCTTCCGCTGCACCGGATACCCATAATCTAGGGGCCACGGCCAGCCAGCCGCATCGCCATCATGATTATCCGTCCACTTGGCGACATTCTGGATTAGTTGCGGGATCATGCCCACTATCTGTTTTCCTAGTTCCTTGCTGGGATTGCTGTCCCAACCGCCACCGAGCAGACTGTCCAAGGTCGAGACTTCCTTGATAAAAGGAACTTCCCGCATGACATGCTGCAAAGCCTGCCCATAGGCCGAAATCATGCCAGCACCAGGCTTTATGCCACTTTTGAGTAGCTTTTCTTCCATCAGGTGAGCTGTATCAGCCCCAGCCTGCATGGTAAGGAGCGGTGGAGCGTGCATTAACCATCGCGGAATCCGCACCCCTAAAATCTCAGCTTCACCTTCTTTAATCTCGCCCTGTTCGGCAGGATGTTTTGGATCATAGGGGCGACCGAAGTGATCCTTTAAAAGCAGGCCGGTTGTGAAGAGAGCTGCCCCAATCGCTCCCTTTTTATAGCTGCGGACGAGCGAGGCTTTCTCTGCTGGGGTGACGTTTTCGAGTCCCTTCTTCATGATGCGAGCTGTCTTAAACGCTCCCGCTACCAGCCCGCCACCGGACATATTCACTGTCTCAAGTGCGACATTGGTCGGCACCCGGACGATTGGGAGAAGCAACCGGATCATCTTGGCCGCAACGAATCCGGCTGTCGGCGCGATCTTGGCGTGTTCCAGGTAATTAACCAGAACATTAAGACTCTGGCTCGCTAAGTTGTCTCGCAGGAAAATTGATCGCTCTCCTGCCGCCTTAGCTGCTTCGTGGATTTGAGTTAAAACTTCGGGATCGGACAAATCCTTGCCTAAATCAACAGCTTCCTTTTTCAGAAAAGCCGAGGCGTGTTCATAGGCTGCTTTGTAGGCGGGCCGTTTCCCCGCTGCGTGGAGATTGATGCTGCTTCGGTCCAGCCATTTCGTCACTGTCCCGCTAAAGGGCGAAGGTCGTATGTTTTCGCCGGTTTTAATTCGCCCAGCTAAAACTCCTGGGATATCTTTAAGACCTTGGTAAACCCCTTTGTAGTAGGCTGGGAGAGAGCTAACCCCAGCTCCCTCCACGCTCGCCCCTTTCCAGATTTTTCCCAAGTAGGGGGTACGCCGCATCACCGAGTTAAAAGCTGCTTCTACTGTCCGTTGTGCCACGCGAACAGTGGCCGCACCCGCAATCTTTCCCACTGTCTCAATTCCAGTCAGCTTTGACCACCGGCCCAGCGCCACCGCTTTATCGGAAAAATTTCGCAGTCGTCCCTGGCTTTCCAGTTCCTTCTTTTGCAACGCCGCTTCAAAGCGTTTCCGAGCGTTATCGAATGCCTCCTGAACTTTTACCGATTCACCCGCAACCGGAAGTTTCTCCCTGACGCGCTTGGCGAAATCCCCTTCCGCAATGCGTTTCTCGTATTCCTCTGTCCGCTTTTGCAGCCTGACATCGCGAGCCTTGATTTTCTTTGCCAGCACGGTCTGCATTGCCGAGTCGTAGGTCGCCTTGGAGCGAGCGTACATGTCCTGCAAGTAGGGTTTGATCTCCGGCCCAAATTCCTTTGCCATCGTCTGATGCCATATTGCTGCGTCTTTGACGCCACGGGCCATGTGGCCGGCACCTATGATGATTTCATCGTGCAGCTTTTCGGAATCCAACCCGTTAGCACAAGGGTTCATAGAATACAGGGTTCTACTTCCTTAGTCCATTCCACCTTGCCGCGTTCCTTGGAGAGGCGAGCACGGGCGGCATCAGCTTCGGCCTTGAGGATGTCGTTAATATCCCTGGCTGTCTTAGCCCCGTTAGCCTTTTTGCCAATAGTCTGTTCGGCTTTTTTCGCATATTTCGCGTCTGCTTCCATCTGGTATTGAACCTTTCCTCTGGCGCGGCCCGCCGATTGCACGTCCTTAACGTGTTCGCCGAGCTGGGCAGCTTCGGCTTCATTGAGAGCTTTGCCACCTTTCGCCGCCCGGAATCTGGCCTCCATCGCTGTTGGACTGTAGAACTCGTTCAGGATCATTTTCCGAATGTTAAAACCACGGCCAGCAGCAGTGCCACTTTTATCAAGAGCATCGAAGGCTTCCTGCAAACGATCTTTGGCTGCGGCCAGTCGATCCATCGCTACTTCTTTTGTCGCGACATCGGGAGCTGAGTTTACAGCGTCAACTGCACCCTTGTGATCCAGTTCTGCCTTTTGCCAGTTGCGAAGGAGGCTGACATGTTCGTCGTCGGTGAGAGGCCGAGGCTTCTTTGCTACCTTCTGGGCCAGCCTCTCGTCGTAACCCGGATAACGAAGGTCGCGTGCGCGAGCTACATCAGCAGCTTTCCCCCACGTTCGGGTTAGTTCCCGCTCATAAGGATCAACTCCGGCAGCAGCACGGGCCGACTCAACATCGGCCTGTGTGCCGCGAACCGGCTCTCCTCCTACCGCCGCTTGCTCCGGCGCTTCTCGTCCAACGCCACCGCTACTGCTTGCTTGTCCGCTCTGGTTTTCCCGAATTTGTCTTTCGTATGCTGATACGTCTGGCCCTGGTGGAACTCCTTGATGTTCTGGGACACCACCTTGCGCGACGTTCCTTTCTTCAATGGCACTGCCATCACCTCCTTCTGGTATGTTTGGTTTCGCTAACTCTGCTTGTAGTTCCGCAATACGAGCCTCGGCCCCTGGATCAAGACGCAAGCCTGCATCCTGCATTAGTTTTTGCTGTTGCAGGAGCGGGCCGAGTTCTTCGTTTATGACCTTGTTCCGGTCAATGATGAACCGAGTAATGTCAGCGGTGGTGCGAGGCGGCTGGTAACGTGCGACCTGCCCCAGAGCTGTCACTGGTGACTCTTCAATCGGTGGCGCTTTAGGAGCTTCGGGTGTGGTGGGAGGAGCAGGCTCTTCTCTGGGAGCTGCAACTTTTCCTTTGGGAAGCAATCCGATCGAGGGTGAAATCGCGACTGCTGCTTCCGCCGCAATCTTTGCTTTTTCCGCAGGATCATCCGTCGCCATGAAGCGCCGGTAAAGTTCTGGGAATTGCGTGAGTCCTTGTGCGGTAAACCCTGCCGCTGCTACTCTGCCGACTGGTCCGGTTGGAATTATTCCGGTTAGCGCGATGCCACCCGGAGAACTCATTTTGGCTACCTGCTCCATCACGCCTTCGGTGGCACCCGTTAGGATCGGAGCTTCAGACGGAACTCCCTTAGCCGCTTCCAATGCTGCTGCCGCAGGCGGATAAAAACCTTGGATAATTTCTTTGCCGGAAGCGGCAATCGGCTCCTGCACTGCCTGCTCCAACCGGCGCAATGGAAATCCCATCACTGTTTCCTGTGAAGGTTTCCGCAGGAACGACATGAATTTATCGAAAGCCGAGGGCTGCGCTGCTTGTCGAGCCGCTACGTCTGCTACCATCGCCTGACTCCCCAGCTCTTTTACTCCGAGAGGATCGAGCACTCCCGGCGCTGTTGTCGGTGGCGCAGCCTGCTCTCCGGCCATCAACACTCTGCCACCACCCGTAGGAGAGGGTTCATCTACTAGCTCATAGGGCTTGCTTGGATCGAAACCTCCACTGCGCCGCCGTCGTCCGCCGAAATCCGGTCCCTCGATCCCGAAACGCTCTCCCCCAGCAGCTAAAGTTTGCGGACCACCGGCAAATCCCACATTGCCAGATGCGTTTCCAGTAGCCCCGCCAGTAATATCCGATCCTTGGAAAGCCGCGAGTAAGTTGTCCTGATAATTGGCACCTGGTCGCGGTCGAAAGCTAATCCTCGGATAATAACTCCTGTCGTTGATCGTCTGAAGGAGGCTTTGCCCTCGCGCTTGTGCGCGATTAAAGAGAGTTTCAATGAAAGCCTGATGTGCCGCTGCGCCCTGCCCTCCTACCTCGTTCGCGGTGAGATTGTAAATCCCTTGCTCTACTCTCGGATCGTTCAGTTCATCCCCAAAATCCTGAAGCCGCGATGTCGGATCGACTACGACTTCAAATGGCGCATTGGGGTTGAATGGCATCGCCTTGTCACCGTACTACTGCCTCTGATGACCCATCAGGGTAAACTCGATAGAGCACTCCGTTCTGTCGAACCAGTCTGGAATATCCTCCAAGACCTGCTGCCGCAGTCGGGCTAGGTGGTGGCTTAATTGAGGACTGGATATTCTGATGCTTGGCGATCATTGTTCTAAAGGCTTCCAATGGAATTTGACCCTTGAAGGAGGAGCTGGCAGCAAATGCCCTTGGCTGGCCCGCAACCTCGTACTTTAGAAGATTATTGGCCTCATCGGTGCTAATTACCTTACCAGTTTGATCCACATACTTGATCGTTGCCGGATTACTCGGATCGTAGGGAGTTGTGGTATCGAGTTTTTCCAAGATGTCTTTGGTAAGCCCCGTCTTGGCTTCCGTGTCTTTATAAAACTGTTTCGCCCCTGCATCCATAACTCCACCAGCTTCTGCTGCCTGCCGCCTGCGCTCGTCCGCGTCCTGCTTTGGTGTAGCCCAGCCGCCGAGAGAGGTTGACCAAATTTTACCAACCGGAGCTCTCTCTCCTCCTTGCCCGCCACCAGCGAGTTCAAGCAATCGTGCGACGTGAGCCTGCTTTAGCATGTCGCCCAAATTCTGACTGTAAAGGTCTTGCTGCGCCTTATAAATTTCGCTCGGCCTCATTAGCTGTTGCGCAGGAAAGCCCAGCGCGGCGTTGTGCGCTGCCTCTGCTGGGCTAAGAACCGTGGATGGCGCTCCTACCGGCCTGAAGGTTGCTAAAGACGCTGGCGGGGTTGCAGGTGCCGTTATCGGTACTCCCGTAGGACTGAGTGCCTGTCCCGATTCATCGGTTAGCCCGCGTTCGGCATAGACTGAGTCGGCTGGGGTTGTTGCGGGCTGCGCGGCTGGGGTTTGCCCCGCGACCGCTTCTGCCTTTGGTGCGCTTCCCGCGAGAAGCTGGCTCGCGATAGCATCCTGACGATGCTGCTCGATCAACGAGCCGAGGCCAGCCATCGCGCTTTGGATGCTGCTCGAAATGTCCTGCCGCCTGCGCTCTTGATTCGCCAGTATCGCAGCGATCAAGTGCGGATCGACTGCGGCTGGGGGATAGAATGGCGCTTGGCCGGGGAAAATTCCCTGACCGTAGCCCGGAGCACTCCAAGGAAGGGCCATTACGCCATCACCTCCTGAATCTGTTCCAGTTTAATGTCCGTCTTATCGTAGTTCACGCGCCAGTAACCATCGTCGCCCAGTGTGCAAGCCTCTGGGCAAGTCGCCAAGAGTTCTTGTGCGATTGTGCCACGGAATCGCTGATCGGGAACATCATCGTAGTTGAACTCGTAGATCGGATGCCCCTTCGGGCTGCGCCCGACGTGCTCGATGTGGTTCTTGAGCCTCGCGTCAGAGAAGTAGCCTCCCACTCCGCCAAGCACTCCGCCAATCGCTGCACCATAATATCCCGCGCCCGGAATAGATGCCCCAGTAAGAGCGCCACTAGCCGCTCCACTCAACGCACCGCCCCATCCTCCACCACGACCTTGTGATAGCTGCCATGCTGCCAGCGTATTCTGATAGCTATTCTGTGCTGCCTGGGAAGGAGCAGATGGATTAACGTATGCGCTCGCCCTGTCAGGCGTCACTGGTTGAACTAGCGTTAGCTGCTGCTCCGGCGTCGGAAGGCTGATGAAATTGCCCGCGTTTTGAATCTGTTGCTGCTGATAGTTAAGCAGATTATTAGCCTTGAAAATGTCCTCAAAGGCAGCAGGGGCACCCCCAGTAGTATTACCATGCGCTACTTCTGAGGCGCGAGCCATGCTGTTCCATGCTTCAGCCAGCCCAGGGGGAAGAACCCCAGCATTAGCCGAAGTCAGATTACCAGTAATCGTGCTTCCAAGCTGCTTCCTGATAGCTACTCCCTGCGGATCGAGTTGATTCAACGCCGCAAGCTGCTGATCGTACATCTCCGGCCCAAACTGCTTTTGCAGATCGAGCTGTTCGCGTACTCGCTGGGGATCGTATTTTGCCCTTGCATCTGCCTCGGCTTGCAGCATTTGAGGCAGGAATTTTAGGTAAACTTTTGTCGCGTTCTTTAAATCTTTACCTGGATTTGGAGTGGGCGGTTTAGGCTGAGACATGATGGTTCTCCTTCAAAATGTGCTGCACGATTTGCCGTGCAGGATAAGAGCGCAGCTCTCCACGCCGCATCCATGCGCCGGTTGCTCTGGCTCCAAAGCGGTGAGTGCCCTCGATGATTAGTCCGCGCATGGCTCTATTGTGAGCGGCATAGAAAAAATCACAGTAGATAACAGAACCTTCGGGATCGTGTCGGTAAGATCGCATCCCGTCCCGTGGTCGCATGACCGGACGGAAGAGAGCGAGTCCGCAAATCGTTTCCTTGTCCTCGCTCACACAGACAGCGTAGCGGTTCTTAATGAACCAGACTACCCACTCGAAAACGATGGCACGGTTCTTCGCCCAAGGGTAAGGGTAATGCTCTTGAATTAGATCAAGAACTGCATCCATCGTAATCATAATTAAATTTCTATATCAACCGTATTGATAAATCCGCCAGTAACGATGCTGCGTAAGACCAGCTTCTTACTGGCGGTAGTCAGCTTGTATTGTAGCTCGCGGTAGGGCGGGAAGCGTTGCAGACTAAAGCCACGCCGCTTGATCCCGAGTGAAGGCAAAAGGAACGGTAGGTCGGCAGGCAGAACAACTGAGCCGCCGCTCGTCGCGAACGTCTGGAACGTCTGCGGATCGCCACCATCAAGGATGACTTGGGCTGTGACATCAGCGAGTGAACGAAAAAACTCGTACTGGCAGTTGAATCCCTGCTTTTTGCAGACCGGCTCCTTGTGATCGAAGGCTTTGGTTAAAACGGTGGTCGGGATGTTGTGAATCCCATCCGCTCGCACGTCCTGATAAGTGGCGTCAACCTCGCTGTCCACCTGCACGTAATCGAGCCATTCTGCGACTGAGCCGTCAGTCTGCCCAATGAGGAGCCTCGGCACTCCATTGACCAGATTGGTTGACCATGAGGTGGGATTCCAGCCAGTCCAGGTGCCGTGCCAACTCTGGGTAAGGACGTTGTAAACGGCAACGAAATTGGGCTGGGTTGCACTATCCAGCGGGAGTGCTAGGAAGTATCTATTATTCCAGAAAGTAGCATTAGCAGTTCCAATGGCAGCGGGATTGACTCGATCAATGATGTCCTGAATGGGGTAGCTGAGTGGATCACCAATGTCCGTCTGAGTCTCCGCCGCGAGGGTGCGCTGCACACTTCTGACTCCGCTGGTCGTCAGCATATAGACATCCCCGCCGACCTGACACGCTGTAGCTGGCGCGAGGCAACCAATGGCGAGGTGGATTGGCTTCTTCTCGAAACCCGCAATGGTGTTGGAGGGGTCTTGAATTTGGAGCTGCGGATTACAGTCGATGTACCAGAGGCTGTCCCGCTTCATCACGATCATCCGGTAATCAGTCCACGGACAGAGGCCGGTGACGGGGATGCCATCACCAGAAACGGTGAGTGACCAAAGAGCGCGATCCCAAACTGTTCCATCCAAGAATTGCGAGAAGTAGATCGCTTCCGGCGCGGTCGGACCACCCGTTACGACCAGTCGCCCTGTGTGCCATACCATCCAGCGTGGATTGGCTGGGGGATGCGCGTTAGTTGTTGTCCCGAGTGCCGCCCAAGTTGTCCCGTTCCAATAGTGAATGGCAGCTTCGACACCCGGAAAGATGTGGAAGAGTTTTCCTGCTCCACTGACAAGGAGAATGCGATCAGTGAGTCCTCCGGTTGTGGTAAAACCACTCAATCCTGACCAGATGCTTCCATTCCATTTGTAAACTACGCCTTCATTGGAAGCGGCCACGGGATAGGTATTGGAAGGCGAATCATAAAACCCCATTCCCTGAATGAAGGAAGCAACCCCTGGGTTAGCGTTGCCGAGCCAGATCGTTCCACGCCGAGTGCGAAGCTCTCCCGTGCGGGTAACGTCGCAGTTGATTAGCTGGGACGACTCATTCTCCTGAAGAAGATTGGCCCGAGTGCCGCTGACCTGTCCACCAACGAAGGAACCCACTCCATCGTAAACGATTTGGTCATCTAATGTTTCGAGATTGAGAACTGGCATTGCGTGGAAGGTTGAAGGCTCCGATCCTGAAGAGCTGGGCCGGATTCGAGTTGGTATGATAAGAAATTGGCGGAAGCGGCCCTGATTCGGCCCCAGTCGGGCTGGTCACGATGTCGCTGAACCAATAGGTCGTGTTGGGCTTTAGGCCGGAGATCGCCACTGTCATTTGCCCATCGCGCACTGCGATCCCGCCATCGGCTTGAGTATCGGATGGATTGGTTTCGCCGTAGAGAATTGTGTAACGGTCGTCTGTAGTAGCCGCCCACTGGACGGTGACGGTAACATAGGCAAGAGTCGGGGATGGACTCGGACTTGCAGTCGGTGTGGGTGTTGGCGTTCCTGTTGGTGACGGCACCGGAGTGGCTGTTGGTGTTGCTGACGGCGTGGGCGAAATGGAAGGGGTAGGCGATGGAGTTGTTGGTGAAGGCGATGGCGGTGGCGGCGTTGCCGTCGGTGTTTGTGTGGGTGTGGGCGTTACTGTCGAAGAGACTACGTTGAAGGTCACTTCCGACCACTGATCGTTCGCTGCTTGTGCTCTAAAGGTGTGCGCTCCGATACCAGTCGGTGTCCAGCCGAAGTTGAAGGGCGCGGCTGAATCTACCCTTACCACACTCCCATCCCGCTGAAACGTCACTGGCCCAGAAGTCGTGATTGCGGTAATGAGATGGCTCTTTCCCGCTTCCAGATTTGTTCCATTAACAAACGCTTGTCCGCCATCATAGGTTAATGGCAGCGGGGCTGGCGTAGGACTGGAAGGAGTTGGACTCGGCCTAGCGACTGCCGTTGATGCAGCCAGTAAAAGCAATGTGGTTAGCTTCATGGCGATACCTGTATAACCGCTGCGGTTGGGGCGGCTGTCGGACTCGGCGTAGGGGTTGGAGTGGGGGTCGGCGTAGGGGTTGGGCTGGGGGTTGGAGTAGGGGTTGGGGTAGCATTGACGCGAATGGTCAAATCTTGCGGAGCTGATACCGCGCCGCTCACTGCCCGCACTAGCACCAGTGTTCCATTAGCGTTCACCACAGTTGGCGTCCCTGAGATTAGGCCCGCCGCGTTCATGGTTAAGCCTGTTGGCAGGGGATTTGATCCTGTTCGCAGACTGAAGGTAGGCGCGGGACTAGCTGGGAAATCTGTTACCGTAAGTTGGAATCCGCTCGGCGGGAATGTCGTCGAAAGCGGCACGCTGACAACAGTATCAATCGCGCTGGCGCTGCTGAATCGAGGAACTAACCCTTCGCCGGTTGGGTTGGGATAAACGTGCAGGAAGTAGGCCCGATAGGTTGTATCGGAAGTTGGAATGTCCTTTCCTTCATCAAAAGCAGGTCGCGCGTCCCCTGGGTTGTTGACGTTGGTGCCGTAACCCGGAGCGAACCAGTGTGCTCCGATGTGACGAAGGAGCGGATCAGTCGTGTTAACAGATGGATAGCCGCCGCCGCCGCCATCGTTTTCATGGCCTATCGTTAGGCCGTCGGGCAATACTTCATTGTGTCCGCCTCCCTGTGGACCAGCAGCAGGATTCGTCCACATTTGGGGGAAGGCAGTCCAAGGAGTCGCGGTTGTGCCGCCAGTGCGCCATTTATTATCTTTCTGCCAGTCGCCCCACGCCACCTGCCCCGCCCAATACTTGTGAACGCCAATAGGCGCTATTGCTGCGTTAGCGTTGGCATTCAGGTACCAATAGCCCTTTTGATCGCATTGCGGCGGAGTGCCGTTGCAGTTGTCGGTTGCAAGCCTGCCTCCATTCGGAAAGGCTGGCGTTACGCCATCGCCAAGAATGCCAGCCCCAGGATCGCACAGATACCTTCGCACCCTTCTGATCTCCCAATTACCGGAAGGTCCACCGCGCCGGTTCAGGATCGTGAATGTCACTCCTGTAGCCGTTGTCGTTGCAGCGGCGCTAAGTGTGACCTGGGTGTCACTAACTCTGGTAGCTATCGTTGTTCCATTCGGAATGTTACCTGAAGAAGTGATTGTTTTCCCAACGTCTGAAGCGGCAAAATTAGCCGTCGCGGAATCGAGCGTCGTATCTCCGTGAGTTTTTCCGTCTGTGAACTTCTGGTCGGTTGGTGCAAGGCCAAAATAGGGGCCACCTACGGCGTGCTCATAGTTCGCGCCACCCTCAACCGAAATCACGGTGTCCATTCCGGGGGTGTTACTATTGATGAGTGCCCAATATTGCCCGTTGTTTAGGGCCGCTACGGTTTGTTCCCCATCTGCGGCAGGTGGCGCGGCTGGAAAGGCGGGCCCTAGACTAACAATGGTGAATCCAGCCCATTTCGTGGTCGAGTTACCGCCATCTACTCCGACCAGTTTATATCTTGTGTGTGGCTCAATCACGTCATCGGTTGCCAGTGTGCCGTGGGCATAGATACTGCCGAGGCGAATATCAGGAGCGGGACTCGGTGAGGCTTCCGCTGTGATCGTATCTCCAACCGGAATCGAGGACACTTCATTGTGTGTCAGATTTCCGCGCCAGTTATAATCGAGAAAGTTCCTGCCTGTCGCGGGACCGAGCGTCTGGGATTGAGTCGAGCGGGAGCGATAGGTCTGTGTTGCTATCAGCTTTCCAGAGGTTGTCGTCTGACAATAGTTGTTAGTGAATACGCGTGCGCCTCCTCTACAATTCATCAGAGAAGTAGCGTGTTCCTGATAGTTTACGAGAAAGTTATTGTAGTACTCAGCGGAAGCCGGTCCAAGGTTTCCACCATCGACGCCGTGGCTACTTAAACCACCCCAACTCGTGTTGAAGCGCAAAATTTCACGCACCCCACCAGCCAGGGTGTCCAGAACAGCCCCGCCGCGATGAATGATGTTGTCCTCAATGTAAACGCAATCCAGCTCGGTATTGTTATCTCCACCACCATAACTATAATGCGTTGCCCAAGCATAGGCTCCACTTGAGTTAGGCGTGGCACTAGGCTGCGCGTGGCCGGGTGCGCCGAAGCTGGTGATTTCATTTCCGCCACCGTTCTGGCCGTCCTGATAGTCGAAGAAATTATGGTCAAAGCGTCCGGTAATGTATTGGTTTGTCCCTAAACCATTGGCACCGGACCAACTGATAGTGTTGGCCTGTTTAGCTATCGGCCACGGAGCGGCGTCTGCCGTGTTACGCCACCTGATATGATCCACGCGCAGACCACCAACAATATTGTTTGATGCATTCTTATGGCGGCGCGATCTCCCGTCAAAAACGAGACAATAATTCTTGTCAGAAGTTGTGTGCAACTCAAAGACAATGCCGCTTACGCGCGAGGTAAAGTCAGTATTTTGCAGGGTAGCATGAATGCATCCTCCATTCGGGTCTTTTACATGAATGATGGTGGCTTTAGTGTTATCCACCTGATAGTAGTAGGGAACTCCGTTCGGATGGGGTGTCCGATTGTTTTCATCCATTCCATTTCCAATTAGCTGAATGTCGAGGGAGTAATTCAATATCCCCGTCCAATCCACTTCTCCGGCTGGTAGCTGGATGGTGTCACCATTCACCGCGATGGTATCGAGGGTTGACTGAACGGTCGCCTGAGACAGCGTGGTTAATACACAGGTGTGTCCGTCATTCCCGCCAGTGCATCCTGGGTTTGCGACCGCGAGCTTGGCACAGGCCAAGAATCCAATCAGAACAATAATTTTATTGTGCATTTCCACTAAAGATTGCAGCCACTTCTGAGCCGCTCAGGATGTGCCCGTAAACTCTGACATCCTTCACATCAGCAGCTAGGGTCTGCGAACCGACCACTGGGGCGCTGTTGGTAAATATCTTCTGGTTCGTGCCAGTTGTGACATAGCTCACGGTTTGAGGATTGTTCCCGTCATAAAACACCTGTATCTGCGAGGCACCGTGGTTCGTGGTCGAGTTGTCCATCGTGACTACGATGTTATGCCATCCCGTTCCGCTGTTGATAGTATTGCCCCCACTGCTGACGTTCATTGATGCCGTACCAGATTCAGTTCCGGTGCCGCGCGGGAATGTGATCTGGAACTTGCCGTTCGTGCCAGTGTTTGCCGCCATGATTCTCCATGAGCCAGTGCCACCGTCCACAACCGCGATTGTGTTGGTCGCGGTGTTGTAAACTGACTTGGCCCAGAAGGAGACTGACAGCTTGTCACCCGTGACAGCGCCAGCGTGGGTATAGTCAACCGCAGTTTCAGCCTGTGCGCTGTGAATGTCTGTCGCGGTGAATACTGGGAGTGGCAACACCGAAGTCGCTCCCATGTCATCGAAGGTTGTGTTAGTAAACCCAGGTCCGGTTCCTACGAGCGCCCCTAGTCCATTGGTCCCGCCCGAGGCTACTCTATAAACGGTATAATACTGCGCTCCTGTGACAGCGGTCCATGAAAGATGGTTGAAGTGCGTCCCGTCGAGAGTGGATGCGTTTGTCACTGCGAATCCGTTTCCGCTAAATCCGTTGTGATGAACCCCATCATTCTTCCATGCCAGCACCTTGTAGGTGTAGCTGGTGGCGCAAGTGCCGGAGCATGTCGGTGTGGCCGTAAGACCACTTGTCCCTGCCATTCCAACTACGGTATGGAGCGCAGCGCCGGTTGAGCCTGCGGGAAGATTGGATGTAATCCAGTCAGTCGCGTAAGAGAGAATGGCATCAGGACCAGCGGTAGCATGGGCGCGAGTATTACCAGTCCCGTCATTAAAGTGAACCTCCCACAAATCAGCCGTAGGGCCACCCATAGCCGTGTGAGCGGTCGCGGTGTTGGAATAGGTGCTATATCCAGCCGAGTTAAATGCGCGAATCCGGTATGAATAGTCGGTGTCAGCCGAAACTCCGGTATCGGTCGCGCTGTTCGTTCCTGCTGTGTAGGTAGCAATTAGGTTAAAGTTGCTGCAGCTTGCCCCCGCGCAGCGTTCAAGCGCGAATCCGCTCTCGTTGGATGAATTATCGGCCCATGTCAGAGCAATGGTGCTGGCCGTGACTGTTCCTGTAGCCAGCGTGCTAGGTGCTGTCGGGACGGATGCGGAAGTATATGGTCCTTTCGGTGCGTCCCATAGAAACTGCGTAAGTGCTCCGTTGTATGTGCCGTGCAGAGTGTCGATGTTCCCATTGGTAGCGGAGAGAGTTACCACTCCTGCACCGGAAGGTTCTACCCTGCTGCCAACGGGAAGGAAAAGCGATCCCCTCGTTCCAGAAGATGGCTGGATAAGGGTAAGGTAAATATCCATTCCATCATAGGGATTATCGACCGCGAGAATGTTGTTGCCGTTGGCGAGCGGGATATGGGCGTTATGCCGCACCGCACTAGTGTTGCCGGAAATGGTGAAGGTGTTGTTTTGACCAGGGGCGAGAACCTGGAACGGCTGAATCGAAGTCTTTACTGTAGTAACGTTCCAGTTGGCGTTTCCATCGGAGGTGAACACCTTCCTGCCATTTGGCTCGTCGAAGATGATTGAGGTTTGCCCGTTAGGGAAAAGGTCAGTTCCATTCTGCGAGGTAACGGTGACAGGATGGGATGAAGAAACCGTGCCTGAGGCATCAATGAGAACCAATGGGAAGCCCGATGGATAGTCGCTGGCATTGGGAAACCGGATGGTATAGGACGAGACAAGGTTTCCGGCTATTCTGATCGTGTCTATGATTCCGCCAGTCGTTACGTCCTTGGATGATCCAGAAATATCGACTCCTACCGTTCCAATTACTTCCTCGATTGGAACCATATCGCTTGGGGTAGGAGGAGTCTTTGTCGCGGTCCCATTACTTCCGATGTCTTTAATAAACCCTGCGGCTCCTGAATCAGTGGGAACCACGCTGACGCTATCTCCGGTTGTGGCTGGCCGGAAAACGTAGTTAGGATTGGGAGCGGGCGAAGGGAGCGCCGAAACATCAACGGTGATGATCTTGTTTTTGTCGGCTCTATCTACAAAAGCTGTGGTGTAATAATTGGTCGATACCCACTTGCTGGTTCCATTGGGAGCGAACCTCATGTAACTCGCGCTCCTTGGCATCGCCACCAATGTCCCTGCCGCCACTCCATCAACCGTATTGGCTCCTGAGCCGGTAACGCTGACACCCTTCGTACCCTGCGCCCCTCCCACTACATCCATGATTTCGAGAGCTTCAAAACCAACCGAGGCATTGTAGTTAGCAGAAGGAGGCATGATGACCTTCAGATCATCTGCCAGAACGGTAGTAAGTAGGATGCGGTTGATCGGCGGGTTCGCTCCGGCTGACAAATCCAGAACGCAGGGATTGCTCCCTGTGCAACTGCTGGCTAGGACGGTCTGAGGCGAGATCAAGTAAGCGGTATTGAAATGACCCCAATCAGTCGAACTAAGATATCCGTTCCCGCCTCCGCTGGCCGCAGACATTGAAACTATGTTGCCGGAACGAGAGAATGGAGCATTGAAAGTAAGCGGGAGTTCGTAAGCCGCGGTCGTGTCCACGCTGAGAGTGCCATTGCCACCGCTGGTTTTTACAAAACCGTTGGTAGTCAGATTTGACGCGCGGGTAAGGGTGAGGATGTCCGGCACTTGTGCGTCCACTAAGGTTTGGAATCCCGGTGCAGCGGTCGAGCCGGTGTTATTGCCAAACACGGTGTTAGCCGCGGCGGTGCTAAGGTTGAAACTTAAAGCTGGTGTCGTAGTGGTAGTGGCTTCCGTAGTCGTGAAGAGCGGGGATAAGTCACCCGCGCTAAAGTTTGTCACTGTTCCCGTGCCGCCTGCTGGAAGGAGTCGGTTGACGATAGTGAAAGAATTTCCGGTGTGACTGCCAGTAGCGGCCTGACTCAAGACGATGGTTGTCGCATTGGTTCGGCTGGCGATGGTTGTGCCTGCGGGAATATCGGTGCCAGTAATGGTCAGGCCAACGTCGCCAGCAACAAAGTTGGCGGTCGCGCTCGTATAGGTAGTACTGCTATTAGAGACACCATCGGTGCCGTTGTAGCTGGTCGTTCCAAGTGTTACGGGATCAACCCAGCTATAGGTTCCATTAGTTTGCCGGGAAAGGATGTAGCCATTGACCGATGTATTGGGAAGCAAATCCTCCTTTGCATTTAAACCGCTGGTTAGTGCGCTGGTGTCGGCCTTGGCGCTCAGTGCCGTGTTCATAGCCGTCACATCTGCTTTCAAATTGAGCGCGGTTTGGGTGGCGACGGAAACAGGCTTATTAGCGTCGGACGTGTTATCGAGATTATCGAGTCCAGCCGCAGTCTTTAGTGCAGTCAGGCTTTGCCAGTTTGGAACGGCTGCACCACCGCTGAAATTGGCGAGGACACTGTTGTTGGGGGCATTAGCTAATAGGGCAGAGCCAGTGGCAGTGCCGGCTGAGTCAATCGTAAAATCTACCGGACTCTGGAAGAGCGTAGCTGGCAGGCTTAAAACAATATCTGTTATGGTGCCGCCACCATCGCCACCACCAGGCCCGACGTTGACCCCGCCAACTCTCAGTTGCCCGTTGGCGAAGTTAATGACGCCAGTGTTGACTACATCCCTAGTCTTGGAATCTACCACCACGGTTTCTGCTGCGTAGAGCAGGCCCGCGCCGAGGCAAAAAAGAAGTACCGCGATTGATTTACGCATCATGGCAATACACCGCCTACGACCTGCCAATGTCTTGTTAGGTCGTCTGAAGGCTGGATTTGGCTGGAATCAAGAGCGTCGGCAATTCCATCCTGAAGCTCTACTTCCGCTGCCGCTCTTCCGGTGCCTACTCCGGTAATAATGTCGATGACCGATCCTGTCCTGAGGGCAACCGTAGGTAGAGCTGCCAGGGCCATTCGGTCGGTAATATCGAATCGGGTAATACGAACGATGTCTGAGGTTGGCGCGAGCTGCGCCCAGTCAAGAATTGGACTCATATAAAGTCAGCCTTATCACACAACCAGTTACTGAAGTACTCATCCTCTAAACCACTCCACGGAGCCGAGACATACGGGATAACGCGAGTGCCGCTACTGTTCTGTCGAACTTCTAAGTCAATCAGAGCCTGCAAAGAAGAATCTGCCTTGGCCTTGCAATCCGCCGCTCCCTGCGCGTTACCCAGTTTGGAATAGGATTCCGACACAGCCATGTGAATCAGGTAATTGGCAATGTTACGAATACCTGGGGTGTCCTCGTCCTGAATTAGAGGCCGCATAATGCGCTTTCCCAAGACCAAACAGTGATGAGCGGTGGTGGAAGAAGGCTGAATCCACAGACGCATCCGCTTGCGTTCGCGCTCGTAGGATCGGAGCACTCCCAGATCGGCCCCGCTGGATGCTCCTTCGATTGTGATGTCTCCTAGTGTTAGCTGTTTTGCTACGGTCAACGGAGTTAGATAAGTATATCCGGTATAGACTGGGCTTGTTCCATTAAGTTCAACCGATTCCGTCAGAATATCTCCACTGGATTCTCCGCGGACCATGATCGGAGTGTTGTCACTCGGGTCACTGCTGGTAAAGGCAAGCCGCTCCTGAATGGGAGGAAGTCGCGATACTGCTACCGGCGTTAGAATGGAATAAGCTACCGGCCATCCACTCATTTGTTCAAAGATGGTCGGCGTGATCGCGAAATAGGTAGAGAGATCAACTGGACCGAGAGTAGCCCCTTTGGTGTCGGCGCGGCATTGAATGACAGCGCCGATGTACCACGGGAGAATGACCTGCTCTCCATCCGAATCCACCCGCGCGATTACTAAACTCTCCGGCCAGAGATAGGCGTCATAGGCTTGGATGTAGGCTCGCCGCAGGAACTCTTTGACCATAATCAATACGTCGGGAGTCCATTGACCTATTCTGGCGCAGACCGCATCGGTCATTTCGGCGAGGCTGTCACCAGCCACTGTCAGATTCTTGGCCTTGCGTGGAACATTGGTCTGTTGCTGCTCCAAAGCCACTGCATCAGCGAAAAGTTTCTCGGCTTCGGCAAACTTCTGCTGCGCTTTCCCGTACTGCCGATGGTATTCCAGCATGTCGGACTCGGCGTAGGCAATGATGACCTGATCTATTCCTCGTAGAATCGGGGTGTCGGAATCAGCTATCAACGGTGGCAACGCTTTCTTACCAATAACCAGCATTGTTCCAGCAACCGCAGGAGTTGGGTAAAGCCGGATGCGTTTGGTCGCGTCGTCCTCAGTGTACTCCTGATAGTATTGCGGGATGCCGCTGCGCTCGAAAATACCCGGATCAGTCTCGACAAAGAATGTGTCATCCACGGGATCAAGGAAGTGGTCGCCATAGCGGATGGACAGAATCCTATCTACTCCTGAAGGTAGAGCCACGCTGTCACTTCCGGCGGTGGAAGTGATCGCATCGCGCCGTCGTCCATCGCGCCAGTCAAAGCGGTAGTAAATCCACTGGTAGCGGTTTTGGATAAAACCTTTGCAGGTAGCTTGAGAATCCTGGTCAGTTGTCCCGACCTTCTTGCAAATGAGTGAACTGTAGCCGCCCAAGTCCATTATTGTCCTCCTCCCGCACCGCCTTGATAGTCAGCAGTGCGAACGGCTGAATCGGTCAGGCCAGATTTGTAGCCGAGCGCCTTGACCGTCTTGTTATTGTTACCAGTGACTTGGAATGGGTTGCTGTAGATTAACGTGCTGCCAGTTGGAGTTGCACCACTGTGTCCCGGCGTTGTCCCTGGGGAATTGGAAACGGTGTAAAAAATGGTCGCGCCAGAAGTCGCACAGGTAATTGAGACTGATACGGGTTGATCTTGCCCGCCAGAGGGAGTGATAACCGGCGTTGCTACAACGGTTCCGGGTGAAGGAGTCGAAGTCCCAGTGGGAGTCGGCGTAGCTGTCGGTGCCGCTCCTGTTTCCGCCACCATTGAAAATGGCAGGCCCAGTTGAGCCAAGCATACAGCGAAGAGTAGGGCTACCATTTTAATAGTTCTGGCTCGCGGTCGCGTAAACCTTGCTTCCGATGTGAATAAAGGTGTAGAGATCAATCTTGCTCGCGGTGGTAGTCTGAGTTGGTGCTGTTCCGCCTCTCCATGTCACACCCCCAGCTACAGTGAAAGTGGCGGTATAAGGACCACCCGAAGCCGCTTGATGAACGGCGACGGTCACGGTTTCTCCATCAGAGATGTTGGTCAGAGTGTAGAGGGTGTTGGCCGAGAGCGTTCGATCAAAAGTTCTGGCAAGCGAACAATCAACCGTAGTGCCACCTGCGGTGTTGGTGGCGTCGGAAGTGTCTGCCGGAACAAGCGCACGGAAAGTAGGAGCCGCGCTTGCCCCACTGATAGGCCCACCATAAAAAACATTAGCGGCCCTGACAGTACTGGTGTCCAGCGCATTCCCAGCCGTCAATAAGCTGGCTAAAGATACCGCCTTGAGCGTGTTGGTTGAGGCTTGATCGAAAATGAAAAGATCGCTGGTTAGCGGAGTAGTTACCGCTTTGTTGGAAATGAACGTGTGCAGGATAGTGGCACCATCTACCAGCGTGTTAAGATCAGCAGCGTGAACGGTATCACCATCGGTGAAGGTATGCCCCTTGGACATATCCTGTGCGTAAGCATGGATTAAAGCCATACTTACAAAAAGGCTGAGTAGTGTTCGCTTCATCGGTGGGTTAGAATCACGCCTGCTGTTCTCTTGAGCCAGTTGTAAAGATTCATGCCAATCGAGGGAATTTTGGTGTCGCCGGTCGAGGAGCTGCTCGGTGTTTCCTCAAAGGTCATAAGCAGCGCGTTCCATTGGTTAGTGCTCGACATGGTGGCACTAGCGTTGGGGCTGCCAGTAGCGGTTACGATCCGCTCGATTGCCGCTATATCTCGGTCAAGATTCGAGCCGGCGTTGTTGGTGTTCGTTTGCGCCACAAAGGCAGCAGTCCCTCCGGTGCCAGCGAGCACGGGACTGGAAAAAACGGGTACGTTTGCGTTGCTTCTACATGAAACGCTCGCGAACCAAAGTTCGTTAGCGTTATTAGTGGCCTCGCTCGTCGCGCCAGTCGCTGCCGTGGTGCTGCTTCCTGTGGCCGCAATCTGTTTATCAGATCGGATATTTGTCCCGCTATATTCCACGGCGATTGCAGCAAGCGGCTGCGAGGAAGTACAGGCTAACGTGACCGTAGAAGAAGCAATGCCCGCCGCTACCCGGCCAAAAGCAATTCCGCCCGTACCACTAGTCGAGTTATGGTTCTGGTAGATCTGCCATGTAATCCCGGCCTGCTCGCTCATGCGCGGGTCGTTGTTAGAAGTTCCGCCCCCGGTATAGGCAATAACCAGCACGTTCCCAGCAGTCGGAGTTGAATCCATGACTATTGGCAAGCTGGTCGCGTTGGTCGCGCTGGTATTGGCAGCTTTCGACTGGACGCGGGCGATTGCGCCATGAGCAACTGTCGCGCCCGCGAGTAATACAATAAGAGCCGCTTTAGTCGCTTTCATCCGAATAAGCCACAACTGGTGTTCCTGACGCTGCTATCACTTGAATCAATGGTGTCGCAGTGATCTCTATGGATTGGCCTGCTTTTACTTCCATCCCGTTTGAGGTAGTAACTGTTGCCGGACCAACGTAAACGGTGATCGTTGCATCCAAGTTTTTTATCACGCACCGTCGCCTAGTAGAGTTTGAAGCGACCAATGTTCCCGCAGTGCCGGATGTAGTCACCTGTCCTGTTACCCAAGTTGTGCGGACGGGAGGCTTTACATTAAGAGCAGTGGTGAGATTGGGCTGATCGGTTGCCAGAACAAATCGCGGGGTGTTGGCGCTCTTGTTCCCAGAGTTAGTGTCAACCGTGGCAGGCCAGTTCGTTCCATTGACACTCAAGGTATTAGTTAAAGCAGGCTGATCGGTTGCCAGCACAACCCGCTGCGTCCCGTTGCTCTTCGTGCCGCTGTTCATGTCCACAGCGACTCCATTCATCTGTGCAACATTTACGGCGCTATTGGCGTCGGGAGTTACGAGCAGTTTATTAGTCAACGCAGGCTGATCCGTCGCGATAACAACACGCTGGGTTCCAGCCGACTTGCTTCCTGAATTGGTATCAATCGTAGTGCCAGCGATGGTCGTGTTGTCCGTCCGCAAACCTCCTGCTGTAGTAAGGGAGAGAGGGTTGGTCTGCGCCGTTGTGTAAGCCGGTGCTGCCGTCGTAACCGCGCCCTGAATGAGGCTGCCGGTCTGACCCAAGGTAGTCGAACCTTGGGAAAGGCCACCAAAGGTTCCAGACACCCGCAAGTTTCCGCTGGTGTCCAGACTAAGCGGGCTGGTTTGCCCCGTGGTATAACTCGGATTTGAGGTGGTGACTGCTCCTTGGCTCAAGGGGCCGACTTGTCCAGAGGTGGTTGACCCCTGCGCGACACCGTTGGAAATACTGCCCCCGCTCAGACTCAGACTGCCGTCATTGCCGAGAAGGAGAAAGTGGTAGTTACCATCAGCGCCTACGCCACCGATCATCTGCCCTTGATTGAGCGGTTGCCCCGGAACCCCGATGTCTGCGCCAAAGACGAAGGATGGAATTAAAAGGATGATTAAGAAGTGACATTTTTTCATAATTATGTAACTATATTGAATGCAAACATGCGGAATGTGCGGAAAGACCAGCGACGAAGTTAGGTTTTACAAAGGCACAGGGCGTTGCGCCCCATGTCACATCCAAGTTGGCCTTAAAAAATACCGCGAGAATCGAGAAAACATTTTGGTAAAAGCCCGTGCCAGCAGCAAGGAATACAGGAAGCGTTATCCTGACCTTTGCCGAAAGTGGAGAAATGACTGGTCGCGCAGAAATCCAGAGAAAAGGGCCGCCCATAACGCTGTACGGAGAGCGATTCGACATGGCCTTTTGTTTCGGCCCCGTGTCTGCGCCGATTGCCTGAAAGAGTCGAACGACATTCATGCTCATCACCCTGATTATTCTAAATGGCTTGATGTGAGATGGGTCTGTAGGAGATGTCATGGCAGTTACCGTTATAAATAATGCGCCCCGCCTAATATCCGATAATCTACAGACAGGATTCCCCTGTTTAAGTCCCCTCCAAGCTTCTTGAAGGCGACGGGTGTTAGGTCTATTCCGTGGTTGGTGTAACGGGCTGGACCTAAATCAATCAGTGGCACGTCGATTGGCTCGCGTCCGGGCACACCTACCCGCACTTTGGTAAACCAGGGGATGCGTGGAAGGGGTGAACCATCGGTAGCCGCGAGGCCAAAGCCATGCATGGGCAACGCGCAGCCAACTACATCAGGTGTCTTGAGAGTGGAAACACCTGAAGCGGTTTCTCCGTTATCCTGCTTGTCCAGCGAAGTGCCGAACCAAGTGGCGAGAACGCCTCGGACAATGAGATCGGCCCCGACGACTACTGCGTGGAAATAAAAGCCCTTGTCCCCGATGAGAATTTCCTGCGGGGGCGCTTTCGCGGAGTACTCCATGAAGCGTTTGTGCCGCCACGACATCCGGCGCTGCAAGGGAACGTGTTTTTTGTAGCGGGCTGGTTTCAGGCTCATGTTACTCCTACTTCTTCGATTAAACGGATTGTCCAAAAATCGTCCGCCAGATCACGGTCGAGGACGTATTCATAAGGCATTGTGAAGTAGCCGTTTACTCCCCAGTCCGTGCCCCATGAGTTACGAATAATGAAAAGGGACTTGTCGTGATCGTAGCCACAGCAGACTACGGCGTGACCGCCAAGCATCGTTTCCTCTGACTTCGGAAAAGCTAAGACGCCGGTCTTGGCTACTTCGTCAGTCTCAAACCCATCGTAAACACTGAAACCGAATGCGATGGGGTATCCATCGGCGAGGGAGCCGCGAATGTCCTCTAACTTCTGGCAGACTCGTTCGTAGGAAATGGCCTGATGTTTCTTGGCTTCGTTAAAAGCCTTGCGCGGTGGGCGGGTAGTAAATTTCTCGATGTTGTAGGGCCACAATTCTTCTGGTGGAGCACCCTGATCGGCCACGACCTTGATCCCGCTCCGAATCTGAGCGCCGGAGTCCTCTTTTAGCGTCCCTTCAATCTTGCGCTCGTAGTAATAGATAAAGAGTCGGGACGGGGTAAAGTTATCGCCACCACCGGGCTGCTTGAGTTGGGCAAACTCAAGTAGTCCGGCGATGGATTGAGCGGTGCAACTGCCGAGATCGCCCTGATCGTAGCAGGGCGGGAAGTGTTCGCGCAGATCGACCAGAGCTGGCAGTGGCTCTACCCGTGGCCGAACAATGCGGTAGCGGTCACGCTTATCCGGGACATCGACCCTCCACCCGTACCATTTAATGTTGAGCGGTTTTGGCATAGGCGTGGGGATGCGCTGCAATCTCGCGGAGAGCGCCTGCGGGAACGTCAGGATATTTGGCACTAAGTTTTCCGACGGTAGTAGCCTGAGTATTTGCTCCCTCTTTTGCGCCTAGTAAGCCGATGACACTTATGGCGGTAGAAGCGATGTCGGAAATGAGCTGCTGATTTTTGGGATCATTCAGCCATCCCTGCGCGGTAGCAACTGTGCCACTCATGTTGGCACAGGACGTGAAGCTAACAGCGGAAAGCGACAGCATTGCTGCCGTAATTAAGATTGCGATGATTTTCATGGATTTCTGATGACTATGACTGCGATTGCCACAAGGATGATGGCGATTGGAAGCAACGGTGCTGCCGTGACATAGGTCAGGAGCACAAAAGCGATGGCAAGGATTGCGAAGAAAGCGGAGAGGCTTTTGAAGTTCATAGTTGGAGTAAAAGGAAGATGACTAGAGCAAGAAGGATGACGCCTGGGCCATACCAGCCGAATCCTAAAGCTGGGCCGTAAGGCCATACTGGGAGCAGTCCGAGCAACAGGATCACTAGGACGATAAAGATGATGGACCTTCTACTCATCTCTTCTCCTTTACGATGGTTTCTCGACGAAAGCCGAGTGGCGGATTGGGTAGCTCGCTCTCCTTGCTTTGGGCGAAGGTTGTACTGAGGAAGGCTTTGAGCGCGGTAGCTCCGGCGACTACGCCAGCGAGGGTGGCGGTTATGATCTGACGCCGATCCAGTGGCTTGTCAGAGGATAGCATTGCCATCACTGGGGTAAGAGCACCGATCAGGGTGTAAAGAGCGCCTTGGATTAGTAGTTGTTTACTCATTTTTTCTATCTCTTTCTTTTTCGTGCTCGACTAGCCATTCCAAATTGTTGCTTACTTTTTCTACTTTTGGGTACATGTATCGCATCAATCCTTCCAGCCTCTCGATGCGGTGGGTTTGTTCTTCATTGATGTTTTCGATCTTGGAAATTCGTCCCTCGTACTTCATCAAAAAAACAGCGAACGATCCAAGCATCGCAATGACGGTCACGATGTTGGCTACGCTGAATTTCGCTTGATTCATTCATGTCATGGGTTGGGGTGATTCCTTTGCTGAGTCTGCAAGTCCCAGACGGCTTGTTGCAGTTTATCAACCTTGTCTCTGAGCTGCTCCACGTCCTTCGACAGTGGTGTTTCTTTGCGGTCGATGCGCTCTTTCATGACATAAAGTTCATCAATCCGGCGAGTGTTATCCCTGATTTTCTCTTCAACTCGCACCTTGTCGTAAATCCAAGGAGCGCGAGTATCGAGGATGCCTTGCATCTCCGAACGCTTAACTGAGTCCAACCCGAAAACCATGAAACCGGCAACGCCGGAAAGAACGAAACCAGCCAAGCCGACAGCAACCATTCGCCAGAGTGCGGTGCGATCATCGTTTCCATTCCCATTAGTTCCATTTCCCGCCATTCACCGTTCTACCTCAACCAAACCAGACCTTTTTGAGTGTTTCCTTTGAGTAACCAGGAACTTTGAATTTTGGCCCTTGTTCGCATTCAAGCCCGTAGAGGGCTTTTTGCATCCTCTCCTTGAATGGAAGAGATATAAATTCGTCACTGCCCCTCGGGGGTTTACCCCGAGAGACAAGACGTGCTGGTTCCCCAGCCCTATATACCCACGTTGCCAACGCTAGTAGCCGCTTCCAGCGTCCCGCGTTTGCATACTCATCTGATAAGCCCGATCCAGTTCCGACAGATCGTCAGCCGGTTCCATCGGTGTTTCCGGTAAGGGCTTATTTTGAATGTCCGTAGGCTTCAACCAGGCGATACCATTGACGACGCGCGTTATCGTAGCTCCGACTTTAACGTCAACGGTGTCTCCGACTTCCGGCGCGGTGCCGTCAATCATGAGATCGTCAACGCTGCAAGGCAGCTCTACTTCGCTCGTCCGAGTGTCGGTCGCCTGATCTGGACTAATAGCCGTGTCAGCCATTATTCGTAACGACTGCGCAGGTTTGGATCACTTTCGTTCTCGGCGTCGATTTCAAAATGCTCTCTCATTGCGTGAGGGTGGGCATTTTTCATCACATAAAAGAGATAGTCCTCGCCCCGTGCCACATCTTCGTTGACCGGGAAGGATAGCTTCTCGTATGTCTCGCCGTGAACAGAGTGGAGCGTGAGTCGGCCCTTGTAGAGCTTACCCTGCTTGTCGGCAATTTCAGTTTTGATGATCCGATTGCCCCGATTAGGGTCAATTCCGAATTTCTCGTTGAATTTGCGACGTGACTCCACCCGCAGATCAATGGCTTTGCGCTCTGGGTAGGCTTCCTCAAGGATTTTTTCTGCTTCCTTGTCGGCCCCGTCG